TTGGTCGCCGGGTCTGTCGTCTTGGCGCACGCGCTGACGTCGTCCCAAGCGCTCCACTTCTGGTAATTGTCAGCCCGCCAATAAACGCTGAGTTCACTCTGGCCGTCCAATCCAGCGAGAAAGACGTCGCACCGCTCCAGCCTTTTGCGGCGCTTGGGGTCGCCAAAAGACCGGGCCGGGTATTCGATGACCATCGGGACCGGCGAATTAACCGTTACGACTTCCGAACCGTCGCAGGCCTCGTAGAGATCCGCCTGCCCTGAATCGACGATTTCCCACAGGCGGTTCAGCCCGTCGTCATCGGTCGAGACCGCAAAGGCCCGGCGAACGTTTTGAAATTGCCCTTGGACAAGGCGAACGAAATTGATCCCCTCCCACTGTCCGTCATAGGCTGGGGGCGCCTTCCCGCGCAAACTCGACATGGGGGCGAAGTCCATCGAGATCAGATTTCGGTAGGAGGTCGTCCCATACATGTTGATAAAAGGCGACGCCGTCATGAGAAGGCGGTTGTTAAATTGGATCGCCGAACACTGGCTTAAGCGGTGAACCGATTCGTAGTCGGTAATCCGGGAGACCTCACGGGAGAGCGGCGAATTTCCCGGACCTTGGATTTCGGCGGAGGCGGAGCTACGCACCGAACGAATGCCGCCGGTCCCGTCGCGCCAAAAGAGATCCTGATTGGCTTCGACGATGGAGAAATGGCTAATGGCACCACTCGACAAAAGAATCGGTTGAATAAACCCCGGGAAGGTGGCCCAGAGATCCCGGGAGGCGATGTCGGCCCGAACGCCCTGCATCTGGGCCTCGCCGAAAACCATCAGGGAGCCATAGCCCGCCGCGCCCGAGGCCGGAATAAAGGCGAGCCCCCGCTGGGCAAAAGGAAAGTAGAAAGCCCCGCCACCAAGGAAGTATTGGCCCTCGGTGAATTTCAATTCGCTTTGAAACGTGCGCGTCTTGATGTCGCCCGCAATGAGTTCGTTGTCGTTAATGGCAATCCAAAGGCGCCCGTTGCCGTAGGCCATCATGCGCCCCATGGGGACCTCGCTTTTCGTCGGGTCACTTCTGCGGGCCGTGGAGCCATCGTAAATAATGGCGTAGGACTGGCCGTCTTGAATCACGATTGAACCGACCGTCTCCTGCATCCAAACTTCTGGCAGGGCCGAGGAGTTAAGGAAGGAAAGGGGGATTTCTTCGGAGGAGAAACTTTTATTGGCAATTCGAATCCGGTGTTCCCGGCCCGCAATCTGCATGATGAGCATGCCCTTTTGTATCGAGAAATAAGATACGCCCTGGACTTTGCCGGTGGGCAGAATCATCCGTTGCTTAAGGAATGGTCGATTGGAGGCCTTGCCGCCCCGAGCCACGCCGTTTTTCATCCAGACGAGTTGATTGTCAGGGATGAGTTCAGGCTCAAAGGCCGTGGAGACGCCGAGTTCGCACGTCTCAAAAATCAGTGGAGTCCAACCAGGTTGCATGAAGGGGGTTAGTTAAAGATTCTCATTTTCCAGTTCCCTAAAGGGAAATTGGCTAGGGCCGTCCCCAGGTTAAAAAGGGTCGCGCGGACACTGTCGGCTGCGACGACGCGAATCTCCGAAGAGACGCCCTCATAAAAGGAGTAAGGCGCACCGAGCACACATTGGTCTCCCAAAGCCGCGCCCGGCACAGCGAAATCGTCATAAAACCCGTAACCAGGCGCGACCGTCCCCGGACCCCAACCAAAAACCGTATACAGCTCTTTCCGGTGATCGAACCGGGTATCTGTGTTACTACCCAGTCCGAAAAGTTCATTCACGTAGTTACTCGTCCCGGTGTCACTCACCGCCCGGGCGCCCTGAATACCGGCAAAAGCGATGTCATGGATCCGCGAATGAGTGACACTCGTGCCAACGAAAATCGCCTCCTCTAAACAATTGGAAATATAGAGGTCATGAAAAGCCGCGTTGAGCCCTTCCTCCAGGGAAACCCCGTGGAGCCAGGCTTCGCCCGTACCTAATATTTCCACGTCGGCAAGGTCGATCGAGGTGCCGTAGGCCAAGATCGCAGTCGCATGCGTGCCTGCGCTCAGAAACTGAGCGTCGGAGACACTGGCCCCACTGAGCGGAGATGAGGCGGCCCCAAGGAACAACCCCACCTCCGAACAGCTAATGGCAACCGAACTAACCCGCGCTTTCCCCGAGAGGAAATTTAGCGCCGTCCCCACTTGCTCGACGGCGAAGCCTTGGGCGGCGTTCCACCCATCCGAACTGGGCTCAAAGGTGAGCCCGTTTCCGCCCTCGAAAATAAGGGTCGTTACCCCTACCCCATCGCCTTTCACCAGCGAGAAGCCGGTAATCCGGTCGGGAGGTGCGGAGCACGCATAACGGCCCGCTGGGAAATAGAGCATCCCCATTCCGGCGGCGTTTAAGTCGAAGATAGCCGCATTGATCGCCTGGAGATCGTCTACTCCGGTGCCGGTGGCGCCGTAGAGTTTCACATTGAAAACGAAGCGAGCCCAAACGTCTTCGAATTCTCCTGAAGGGTTGGCCGGGGGTCGGCGGCGCACCGCAAGCGCGGGCTGGTCGCCGTCTTTAATCTTGGTTCCGCCGCCCCCGGGACCTGTGGCGACCGTTACCGAGAGGAACCGCTGGCCATTCCAATAAATGAAGCCCGGGGCCACGCCGTCCCAAGTCACTCCCGAAAGATCAACCAAGGGGCCCGACGTGCCGACCCATTCAGGCTTATTCGTTACGCCTGCCCAAGGAACTTGCGCGGCCCAGTCGGCTAAGGGGATGCGGTTCATCGCACATAGATCATGTCACCCATCGAGGCGCCCGAATCGAAGGTAATCGCAGGCGCCTTTACTTTGCCGCGGTAACTGAAGGCTTCTTTGCGCAGAATATCCACCGCCGCACCCTTGTATTGGCCGTAGCCCTCGATGTCGGAAATCTCGCGCTTTTGGATGGCCATTATCATGGCTATCATCGCCGGGAGGTTCGAAATAATGAGGAGGTCGTTATCGTTTTCGACCGGCACGAACCGGCGGCGCCCGCGCACCAAAATCTGCATATTGCGTGAGCCCGGGGCGCACGGTGGACAGATTGCCCGGCCAATCCACTCGGTTTTAAGGGCCGGAATAAAGTAGGCGTGATAACTGGGGGTCGTCTCCTGGGGCGCGTAGCTCGCCAGAAGGACATCCTGAGACGAGGAACCGTTCGTAGCCCAGAGTTCCACGTAGCCGTTAGTCTCGGGCTTCACCACCCCGGTAATTTCGCTAAACTGGGCCGTGCCGAAAAATTGGGTGGAGAGGTCGAGTTGTTCGCCGTCGATATAACTCGTGCCAAAAAAGGAGCGAACCTCGCGCCGACTATTGGCAAGAAATCCTGTGACCAGCATGGTGGGCGTCTCGCCGTCAACCGTCTCATCCAGCTCACATTTCGTATAAAGGGAGTAAGGGCCGCCCGTCCCTGGGAAAGCGACTTGGAGCGGGGTTTCGTCCCGGTCGATGACGGTGTCAATCCAGTTGCATCCCGCCTGGGGGCCGGGACCGTATTCAACAAACTCATACCAGGGCGAGCGCATCGCGTAGGGGATATTGTTGAGCGCAACCCCCATTATCCGGTCCAGAAACGAAGGCAAAATGATGTCGCCGGTATTCGACTGAAAGAGGTAGCGGTCGACTACGCCGGGCCAATCGCCCTCATTCATGAGTTCCTCGGTCGCGTCGTTGATTCGGTCCACGATGCGCGGGTCGTTCATCTTAAAGCCACTCGTCCCGGCGATGCGGGCGAGTTTGGCGCGGGCTTGTCCTAGAGTGCGGCGAATCATGAGCGGCCGATTTCCAGAATTGTTAAAACTTGAAAATGAACGTCCGTGGGCGCCCCCGCTTTCGAAATATAATGGTCGAACGCTTTTTTCACGATAGCCTTGGCCTTATCGTCCACCTCGAACTCATGGGCGGCGGCAATGAGAGCCTCGAACTGCTCTATGTTGGCGGTCTGCGGAAGGTATTTCTCTTTTGGCCATTCGCTTAACGCTTTGCCCGCGTCGTAGAAGTCACCGAAATCCTTGGCGTATCCCTCTTGGCCAAGAAGGGTGCGGAGCACGTTGACCTGGGGTTGGGTGAATTTCAGGAGCGCCATGAGCTTTTTAAAGGGTATACCCTTGCAATGGGCAATTCTATACCGGCCCCGTGTCCGCGTTGTCGATTAGGGTCGCCAGGGCGAGGAGCTGGGTTTTGACCGCGGCGGGAATGACGGCGGAGAGAAATAGGGTCGGCCCCACATAAACCGGCGGCGTCACGTCAAGTCCCGCTTGCTGCGCGACGGCCCAGCGATGGGCCACCACCTGAGTCACCGCTCCGGATTCATCATAGAGAATCTCAATACGCATCGAGCGCCGAATGCGGGTAACCGAAATGGGGGTAGGATCGAGAATCTTTGCCATGGGTTCAGGTGAGAAGAGCGATTTTATAGGCCGTTCCGTTACTGTCGAACTGGAGGTAATTGAGTGAAAGGACGGCCGAGACGATGCTCGTGACGGAGCCGATTTTGCAAGGCGCGGCGGTCCCGCCGGATGGATTGTTGGTTTTGATTGATCCGGCGAACGTCGAATTCCCGCCCGATGAAAATCGGACGGTCTCAGTTCCATCGGTAGACTCGTCCCTCCCGGTGTAAAAGACGAGGTCTGCGGATCCCGCTGGAAGCCCGAAGCTCCAAACGTTCGCGCCAACAGCAACCAATGACTGAAACGCTCCAGTTGTTCCCGAAGAGGAGTTTTCGACTTTCGAGATAATTCCGCGGGTGGGGGCCGGCGCTTTGACATGAAGCCGAACGGCTGGAGTACCACCTACCCCAAAGTCTCCCACCGAACTAAAGCGTGCTCTTTCCGTGGTTCCGTATTGCGAGAATATTAAGGCGTCCGTGCTCGCCGGTACGCTAAATACCCAATTTGAAATTCCGTTCTGGAAAAGCCTCATCGTCGAGGCCGCACCGCTTGCGGTTTGAACGTCGAGCATGGCTCCAGCCACTGCCTGATTTCCTACGATAACATTCGACGAGGCGTCGATTAGAACAGCCTGGGTTCCCCCATTCTTTAGTATTAGACCGCTAGCCCCATTCACTCCAATAAAAGTTGGCGTCGCGCTTGTCCGAATATCCTGAATCGTATTCAGTGAACCACTACTCAGCGAAAGCGAGGTTCCTGCCGTGAGTTCCTCAACGGTTCCCGTTGCGGCCGTCGTCCGCCCCAGGAGCCGGGCCGTCGCCATCGTAAAGGTTGTCGCGGGAATGCTCGCAAAGTCGGCGGCCACGAGTGCCCGAAAAGTCGGCGTTGCTGCTGCCCCGGTGGTTGGCCCGGCAAAAATCCGGTTCGCGGTTTGCGTGGCGAGAGTCACCGCCAAGGTTCCGGAGCTCGTCACCGGGGACCCTGCAACCGAAAGGAAACTGGGCACGGTGAGGGCCACGCTCGTCACCGTGCCGGTCGTGGGAATGACATATGAAAAGCCTCCGCTTCCATTATTCGTGAGCGCCCCACTCGCATTGGCGAGTGCCGCAATGGCTGTCAGTTCCGTATTAAGCGGCTGGTAAACACCCGAGAGGTCCGGGATGTCCGCCGCGACTAGGGCGCGAAAAGTCGGATTGGCCGCCGCTCCCGTGGCCGGACCTGCCCAAACGAGATTAGCCGCCTGGGTCACCAAGGCCAGCGCAAGAACCCCCGCCGTCGTGACGGGACTTCCCGTGACGGCGAAAATTGGCGGGGCCGTGAGCCCCACACTTGTTACTCCGGCTGTGGCACCGCCTAATTTAAAGAGTGGCATTTACGGATTTGCCTTAGTCAAGGGTATACCCTTTAAGAAAAGGCAATGAACGAAACTCAAGAAATCCCGTTTAATACGGAGGTTAAAGATATTCGCGGCCAAAGATTTGGTCGGCTCGTGGTCCAAGAATTCGTCGGAGTAACGGAGATGCACCATGCGCAATGGAGGTGCTTGTGCGATTGCGGCAAAGAGAAGATTTCGCGAGGGACTTACCTCATCAAGGGAGCAACCAGAAGTTGCGGATGCCTTCAAAGCGAGCGTTCGCGAGAGCGAGTTTTGACCCACGGAAAAACCGACACGGACGAATTCCGGATTTGGGCTCAAATTATTCAGCGCACGGAAAACCCAAAAATCCATAACTACGACCAATACGGAGGCCGAGGAATCACCGTTTGTCCGGAGTGGCGAGATTCTTTCGAAACGTTCCTCGGCGACATGGGAGAACGACCATCTCCCAAGCACTCCCTCGACCGAAAGGACAACGACAAAGGCTACTGCAAAGACAATTGCCGCTGGGCTACCCAAAAAGAGCAGTGCCGCAATAAAAGGAATAATCATCGCGTGGAATATCACGGGGAGAGCCTGACATTATCCGAGTGGACAGAGCGTCTTGGGTTCAGAAAAATGACGCTCCGAAATCGAATTGTCTCCGGCTGGGATCTTGACCGCGCGATGACGGAGCCAGAAAAAGAAATTGCCATACGCCGGAAAAGACGTATGGCTTTATTTACATAAGTACCTATCAATCAATGGCGAGCGTAATTATCGAGAAGCCGTTGTCCGGGAAGATGGGCTTGGCCGCGACTTGGATGTCGAAGCGGAAGAAGCCCATATTACCGAGCTTGTTGTAGCACATGTCCGGATTGTTAATCCAGCGAACGTCGCCCGCGTAACTCGTGGGGTCAAAACGCGCCTTCGAGAAACTGGTCGGCGAAGTCGGACGAACCCGGACCTCGTAAATGTTTCGCGCCGTGACTGAGATGAGCTCGTAAACCGCCGCCCCGCCGGGCGACGCCGTCGTGCGATAGGCGGGGTTCGGAATGCTCTTGCGGCCCTTGGTCGCATCCGTGTTGAGGAAAGGCGGAATCCACCGTTGGGCGCCGTCATACCGATATGGATACAACTCCACGTTCGGGATATAGCCGTAGACGGCCATATTGATACCGCGAGGCGTGAAATTCTCGAAGGCGTCGCCCCAGTTGACGGTGTCGCGCACCCCTTGGTCAACCTGCCAAAGCTTGCGCTTGTAGCCGGGACCCACGTTGAGGGCGTAAGCGGGCATGCCACCCGCCTGGCCTACGGCGTATTCAACGCCACCGACGCGGGCGAGCCGGTCGTAGAGAGGGTCAAGGTGATCCCATTCCAGTTGCACCGTGGGCAGCGAATTACCAGCAAAGGGATCGTAACCCGCGTTGACGTCCTCGTCGAACGTGCCGCCCGCCTGAGTGGACAACTTGGTGTCGATCATGCCAATATTTTGGGCCATGTACCAGGAGGCCCACCAGCGAGTCGTGAACTCGGAGAGACCGCGCTGCTTATTGGCGATCTGCTGCTCGGCCTGGTAGCTAAATTGCAGATCGGTCAAGCAAATGACTTCGGACTCGAAGGCCTTCGTCATCAAACTGTAGTCGCGCGTCGTGTATCCAGACTTCACTACGGTCGCGTCGACCAAGCAGGCATTGCCGGTGCCGCCGGAAAGAGTGATCGAGCCCATGGCGGTGCCAATGGGTTCCTCGGTGGGCATTTCGTAAGTGGTGGAAATCACCGAGGGCGTCTGACCTTCGGAGAGATCGTATTCGAGCCGCGGAAACATCGACGTGTAGATGTTTTCTTGCCAGAATTTGACGTACATCTGTTTGTCGAACTGGTTCTTAGTCTTTGCCATCAAAGAGTTAAGATCCTGGAGGGTTGGGCAATAGGCCATGACGGGAAAACGCTAACCAGAGTGAAAGTGCCAACGTGGAGTCGACTGAGGGGGCGCTAGGCGCTCCTTTTTCTCGGTCACAAGGCCGTCAACCTTGCTCTGGGACGTTTTATGTTTCCGGATAGCCAATCCCGGTTGAGCTACCCTCCCAATGGTATACCCTTTGCCTTAAGGCAATAAAAAAGCGGCCACCCCAAGGGGCGACCGCTTTCTCATGAATAAGTTCAACCAGACTGAATCAGGTTCTAAATACCTTCTTGATTTGGTCGCTGATTGGCAAGTCCTCTTCTGAAGTTTGCTTAGGCCCGGAGCCTCCGTCGAAATCGGTGCCGGGTTTATGGGCCGCTAGCTCCTGGAGTTTCGTTATTACCGCCTGGTAGTCCCCTCGAAGTTTCTTATAATCGGCCTGCATACTGGGGAACGCGTGGTTGACGACGAAATCGTAATTGGCGGCCTTAATCGCTACGTCTGCCGCCTGGTGTTCGTCGCCTAAAGCGAAGGCGTATTTCTCCGCCGTGTTGCGAATCCCGTCGATCCCGGTATTTAACGCGGTGATCCGGGCGACGTCTTCAGGGGTAGACCCTTGGGGAGGGTCTAATTTTTGCGCAAAGGTGGCCAAGGAGGTCGTTTTCCATTTGCCCTCGAAGGCCGTGCGTTGTTTCGCCTGGTTACGCTGGGCCAGCGTGGCGAGCGCTTCTTTATGCGTCCCTAGGGCGGCCTGTTCGGCGGCGGACAACTTTTGATATTCGCGCAGTTGCATGCGGAATTCGCCTTTATCAAAGTCGTTCATTTTCTCCATGACGCTGGAGAGCTCCTTCGCCTGTTCGGCGCGCGGCAGCCCCATGACGCGCTGGAGATCAAACCCCTCGATGGCGTTGTCCGCCAAAATCGTTTTAATCTCGGCGTTTAGTTTTTGCTTCGGCTCCACGAACTGCTTTTGAAACTCGGGGTGATTCTGATAATCGAGGAGTGCCACCTTTTCCGAAAACGCTTTATGTTCGGTGCGAAGCCTCTCTATTTCGGCGGTGTCGGGAGCTACCTGATGATAGGTCGCGAGCTCTTTTTTTGCTTTATCTAAATCGAGGAGGAGCTGTTTACGCTGGGCCTTGGCGGTCTTCCAATCGCCCTCCGCCACGCCGTCCTCGTCGAGCGAAGGAGTAGGGGGTTCGGTTTTAGTCTCGGGCGGAGTATCGAAAATACTCGTGCGCTTTTGCTCCGTCTTAACTTCCGGTTTGGTCTCGGGAGGCTTCTCCTCGACCTTTTTCTCGGGAGGCTTCTGGTCAGTCTTCGGATCTTTCTTGGGCTCGCGCTTGGGCGCGGGCGCCTTCGGCTCCACTTTAAAGACGCTGGAGATTGCGTCGCTCATCGACATGTCGGAAATATCTGGCTCGCCTCCGGGCGGCGGTGCGTCAACCACACCTGTATTGCCGCCACCGCCACCTGGCTCACCTTCGGGACTATAGAGGAATGTTTTCATGATTTATTCGGTTGGATAAGTTTCTTTAAGGGGCACGAAGGCGCGCGGCACGGTCTCTTCGGCCTGGGCAAAAATCGCGGCCTCTAACATTTCCCAGCCCTGGAGCTGATGGAGGCGGTTATTGGCAATCAACTCACACCGCTCCGTTGGAGCGACCCCCGTGCCCGAGGGGTTGACGCCTGGCTTTTTACTGTGGGCGTTACGTATGACCTTCTGAAATACCGGGTCACTAATAATCCCCCGGAGTTTTTCTCGCTCTTTCAGGTCCAAGGGCATGTAAGTATAAACCGGAAAGGCGAGCGGCCTTTCGTAAGTGGGTTTGGCTAAAGTCTTCTTTTTGGTCATAGGCTAGCGTCCGGGCATCGCCTGTGGCTGCGAGGGATTCTGGTAAGGGAGGACGTTGGGCGGGCCGCCCATGGCGCCATTTTGTTGCTGGGCCTGCTGCTCTTTCTGGAGCCGCGTGAGAATACCCGTGACCATGGATTTGACCTGAGAGAAGCGCGGCCAGAGCTGCTGGTAGGCGGCTTTCTGGGTTTCGTCGTTAACCATGAAACCGAAGTGCTTCCCGGTGTGCTCCATTGTGATGACCATCGCGGGCACCTTCTCTTTATCAATCTGCCCGCCGTTTTGCTGGTACTGCTGAAGGATCGCCTCCAAGGGCTTCAAGTGCTCGTCAATATGCTCGGCGTGTGCATCGGACGGATCAACCGGCAGCGGCATGCCCTGGCTAAAGTCGCCGTTCTCCATCATGGCTTGGCGTCGTTGCATTGGTTTACTTTCTTGCCCTTCAGGGAGGAGGGCTTTGCCCACGGCGTTGGCGCCAAATTCGTTGGCGATAAATTGCTCATCAAACCAACGGGTATTCCACCCGGCGCGGCTAGTCATGGGCATGACCTGTTGAAACTTCATCGCGCGGGCGGCAGGGTTACTCATCCCGGCGGAGGTCCCCGTGCGGACGACAATATCGCCGTCGTGAATAATCGCTTTAGGGACGCCGCGTTCAATCAGTCGCTTGACGAACTTTTTCGCGTCCTCGTTGGTGTTGCCACTGCGGCGCAGTCTTGCAAAACACTGGGCAAAAATATTCTCGCCCACCTGGGACAAATAAATCGCCATTGAACTCTCGGTCACGTCGCCCTGCATGGCGGACAAAATCTTTGCTTGGGTGGCCGTATCCGTTTCTTGGATTTGCTGCTGCTGTTCTCGGTAAAGGGCGTTATTCCCGGCCTGGTTTTGCTCCAGCATTTCGATAATCGATAACCCCTGGCTAAACTGGGGATAGGTCTCCATCTGTTGCAGGCCTTGGGGAAAGACATTGACCGGCCCGTAATTCTCGATCGGCGGAGCCTCGTCCGGCATATCCGGGGTGCGCGTAAAATTCATCGACATGGCCATGGAAGCCCCGTCGCAAACCCGGGACTTCATCCGGTTCACGAGGACCGAGAAATGATAATTCTTAATCCCAAAGCCTTTGATCGAATGAACCATCGCGTCGGTCCCGGTATCGTACCAAACGACCCCTAAGAATTCCTTAAAGTGGTCGGCGTAGGCTTCCTTTCGATACAGAAACTCGTTGCCCGTCCCCGTCACCGTAAAAACGTAACAGCCAATCTTTCCATTAAACTGCTTTACATAGAGGTAAACGACTTCGAGGGGCTGAAACTTGCTCGTGACTGAAATATCATTATTGACCAGCATGTCCTGGTACTTCGTGAAGTCGCGGCCATCCCAGGAAGTCCCGTCTTTCCCATACACCAGAGCGGCTTTTACCGCCTTCGAATTCCAACCTAAATACTCCGCGTTCTTCTGGTTTTTTTTGGTGCGAATTTTATTATAGAGTTCGGCCCCACTCATCTCGCGCACGACCGCCACGCACTCCCACTTGTCTTGGTCCATATGGCAGTTCTTCGGGAAATAGACCCGCTGAACATTGATCGCCTCGAAGCGGGGATTATCTGGGTCGGGCCAGGCCACCATGCCCGGGCCAAAATCCACGAAGTTCTTCGCGAACCGCATATAGTTGACGAAGTAACTTTGCCCGTAGTCGGCAATCCACTGGTCGAAGCACTCCGCCATACTGACCTCCCAGCGCGAGGAGTCGGGAGCGCGCGAGTCAATCGCAAAACTTGCCGCGTGGGGTGCACCGTGGACCGCCCGCCAGTAGGGCAAAAGAGTCCGATCGCGGGAGGCCTGGGCGTCTCCAAAGTTGACGTTGGTTTGCCAGTTATTGCCCTGCGTCTCCCAGTCGTGTTGGTTGTAGGGTCGCCCGCCTTCGAGTTGGTTTCGGGTCTGAACGTAGGTGTTCGCCCGCTGGGAATTGTAGTAAACGAAGGTCTCGTAAAGACTGCGCGCGGACTCGACGTCTTTGATTCGCCGTTCCTCCGCGACATCGTCGAATTTCTGGGAATCAATTAAAGTATCCATATTACCGGGGTATACCCTTTAGAACCCCAAAGGGTATACCGCAAACCTTTATCGAAGGCGCTTGGCCACGAAGGCCACGGTGTAGTCGTCCGGTGTCACGTCCGTGAATTCGTCCTTGATTACCTTATAGTGTCCAAAATACTTCCCGAAGACCTCGGTTAATTCGCCGGGATAAGACTCATGCCTATGGCTACAATTTGGGCTCTGACCCTTCTGTAGGGCTACCGCCCACCGGTCTTTATCCGGCACTAAGATAATCATGTGCCCTCCGACGCTTAGGACCCTGTCCCATTCTTTAAGCATCGGAACCCAATCGAACACATCCTCAAGGAAATGAGAGGAGTAGACGAAGTCCAGGGACCTATCTTCGAACGGTAATTGGTCGGCAAACCCTCGAAGGTGAATCGGCCCCTTTGGCGGCCGCCCATTCGAGTAGGCTATAAATTCTTTTTCGGGCAGGTCGTAACTAATGGCCCACGGGACAACCGGGGCGCCCTGCGAGGCAATATCAACTCCGACGCCCTCGCAGAATGGCGCGGTGAAGTAGCGGTAGCGCTCCGTTTCCGAATCACAAGCAGCAAAGCCCTTGGGCGTCGGTTTATAGTATTCCTTGTAGCTCATCAGTAATAGAGTTCCGGGGTGGCGCAGAGCATCATGGTTCCAAAGGAGGCCAGGGGGACGAGTTTAGCCTCATCGATGGCGGGCAAAACCCCGGGGCCCCAGTGGGGATAGAAGTCGTCAAAGAGAAAATGTATCACCTTGAGTTTTAGCCCGAGGGCGATGTCGGCCACGACCCCGTCCAGGTTGTGGTTCCCGTCGACAAACATGAGGTCGAAGCGCCGCCCCTTCAAATGAAGGAAAATGGGCTCCGGGTCCTTGATCGCATCGCCGTAAATAAATTCGAAAGCATCTTTATGGGTCGACTGCAGGATAGCCGCCGCCGCCTTGGTTTGCTGCCGCTGGGAGTTGTCGATTGAGGTAACGGTATCCACCCCTAGCCCAAGGAAAATTCGCGCACTGTGGCCCAGGCAAAAGCCCGTCTCTAGGACGTTAAAAAAACCGTTGTCTCGCCCCACTAAGTGGAGAGCACCGCGCATTTGGCGAATTGAGTGCGGCCCCGAGTGAAAGGGGGTCGTGTCGAGTCGCTTGGGCAAATCGCGAGTCCACTTTTCAAAGAGGGCATCGTCGCGGTGCGTCCGGAGGAATACTCGCTCCATCATCCAAGGTTCGGGCGTCATGGTTGGTAGCCTCTTTCGAGAAGCCATGGGCGGGCGACCTCCGGGTGTTGCCCGGTAAAGTCGCGCAAAGGTTCACCGTCAAAAAAGTCGTGCTCGTCCCACCGCGCGTATTTCTCCTGAGCCGCTGGGATGCGTGGATCCAAGCCTCCAAAAAAGCAGTTTTGGACGACCCTACTTTTCGCAACGAAGGCCTCCGGGTAGCGGATCATCCCGTAGTGATAAATATGCAGCCCCGAGTAAACCTCCGCCCGGTCGCGAATATTGGGATGGACCGCCGGGTTCGGTTCGTCGGAGGGCAAATAGAGGTTACAGGGACCCAAGCGCGCCACCATTTCCCCACAGCATTTATTCCAGGGGACCAGGTGGTGCGGGTCGCGCCAAAAGGTGTAGCGGCGAAAGAGGCCCGGCGTCTCGTCTTGGATCGCGAGTTTGATTGACGAGTAACTCTCTGACCCCAGAACCTCGTCGGCATCGAGTTGGAGCACCCAGGCGTCGGGGTCAAGCCGCTCGCGGGCGTAGTTAAGCGCTTTGACCCACCACTGCGGATCATTGTGCGGCTTTTCCCAGGGTTGCCGGAGGAGCCTCACGTGACGGGTCGTTCCTAGTTTTTCGTTCAGGTCCTCCCAAGAGCCGTCATCTGACTCCATATCACTCACCACCACGGTGTCGCAAATACTGAAAAGGGAACGCGCCGCCTCGACCGGCATATAATCAAGCGAGCGATGGTTGCGGGTAACGACCAAGCCAAAGAGCTTCATTTGACGGTCGCGGCCTCCAGGATATTGTCGACGACGCTCGTCACGTATTCACTTTTGATGGACAGCATGGATTCTCCGGTCGTGGGCAGAGAGGTTAAAGCCGCGGTGAAATGGCGCGCTCCCGACTCGGCAATCCGCGGGTCGCCTTGGACGGAGGCCTTGGGACTCCCGTCCGTCATAATATACTCTGGGAGTGTGCAACCAAAAAGCCCCACCGTAGGGGTTCCCATCGCCTGGGAGACGTGAAGAGGGAAACTATCCAGGCCGATAAAGAGTTGGCACCGGGCGAGGACGGCCGCCAGTTGCAGTGTGTCCGTTAGCCCGCGCAAGTCCCGGTCGTTGAGGAGCGGGGTTAAATCGGAGTGGCCCACCAAAACCACTTTCATGTCGTGCTCCCTTTTCACGTGGGAAATGACGTCGTTCCAACGCTCCTTCGGCCAATTTTTCCCGGGCCAGGTCGTGGGGCCAGCGTGAACCGCGCACCAATCCCCCTTTTTTAGCAGCGAGGCGCCGTACTTGTGATGGAGTTCGTTTGGGTAGAGCCGTGTCACGTACTTCTCCAGAGCCAAGTCCGCCGCGCCCGCGTAGGCCGCCACAATATGGGTGCGGATCTTACTCTCGTAACTCATATCGAGATTAATCACCCGCATCTCGTGGTTGCGTTCGATCTTGGTCGCGGCATGCTTGACGTGCGGGTTGTGGGCGAAGGTCTCCGGAAAGGCCGTCTCCACAAGGATTGGCGAGAGGGGATTTTCTTTTGCGAGTTGTTCGAGAATCGCGGTCACGAGGACCACGTCGCCCCGGGCGGCCCAGCGCCGGACGAGAATCGGGTAATCGAACTTTCGAATCCGCAAATAATGGTTCCACTTCTTGCGAAGGACCGCGTGGTTTTTCGCCTGGATTTGATTGATATTGGGAATGTGAGCCGAGGTCGCGGCCCGCTGATGGCGGAGCGGCAAATCCACCTTGTGGAGAGTGTAGCCGAGTTTGCGCATCCGTAGGCTAAGGTCGGAGTCCTCCCCGTAGGCGAATTCCAAATACGGCGAGAAAAGCCCCTCGCGTTTAACGATCTCGGCTTTGCACATCAGACACGAGCCCTCCAGGTATTCGAAGTTGCCTCCCTGCCGCCCGTGAAAATCGTTGGTGAGCATTTGGCAACCGCCGGAAAGGCCGGAGAGCGCCGCCCTCGGGAAGTCGCGAAAGGGTTTCTCCATCGCCTCTAGCCAGCCCGGCGGAACCACGGTGTCGTCATTGAGTAAAACGAAAAACTCGGTGTCGCAGAGAGCCAAGGCCCGCCGGTTAGGCTCGATAAAGCCTTCGTTTTTCAGGTTGTGAATCACCGTCACGCGCCCGGGGTAAGCCAGCGCCACCTCTTCAAAAAAACCGCCCACGTCCACGGGCGAGCCATTATCCGTGAGGATGAGCTTGGTGTCGCCGGGGGAATTTTCGAGGACGCTGCGGATGCAACCCCGGGCCAGGGAGAGCGCCTTAAAGCAAAGAATCGAGACGGTGAATTTCATAGTCTTCCAAGCATCGCCTCTAACTTTGCGATGATCCTTTCGGGGGTGATATTGGCCAGAGGCTCACAGCGCTGGCTCTTGTTGCAGGGGCCATTAAAAGGGAAGTGCGGCGCCTGTTGGCTACCGTGATAAAAGCAGGGGGCTAAATCACAGCCCCCGTGGCCCTGGATTGCCTGGACGCTCGGGGCGTAGGCCGTGCGCAAATTCCAGGGGAAGGAGCCGTAGAGCCCGAGGGCACCCATGTTAATCGCTCCGGCAATATGGATCATAACCGAGTCCGGCCCGAGGACGAGGCTACAGGTCGTCATCGCGGCGACCGATTGCCGAAAGGAGAGGTTCTCAATCATCAGATTTCGAACGAGCGGCGTGGACTTGGCTTTGACCTTGAAAGGCGAACCTAAGAGGAAGACCTCCCAGTCTTTCTGGGCGAGGCGGATAATCACTTCGGTCATCAAGTTGCCTGGATAAGTGCGCGCCTTGCCGCTCGCCTCTACTTGGATGGCGATGCGGGGCCTAAATAGTGCCCCTTTTTGCGTACGCGGGTAGCGCTCGAGCGCCCAAGCCCGTTCCTCTTCGGTCAAGGCGTAGCGCATCTCTTTATCGGCCACCTCGGAGAGCCCAATCCGCTTGGCCACGATATCCACTGCATGGATACGCTCGGCCTCGGGGTTACCCTCGATGACGTTTTCTAGGAAAACCCAGGCGTGATAGTCCTCCGCGTCGGCCAGGGCTATGGGGTACGAAACGATTTTATCCACCTCCGGGTTAGCGAAGAGGATGTCTTGAAACATTGAATATACGCAGACGTGAATTTCGCTTAAGGGCCAGCGGCGCTTGATCTCGTGAATGGAGGGTGTGCAAAAAAGCAGATCGCCGAATCCACCCGGGCGAATGATGAGGATCTTTTTGCCGTTCCAGTCTTCCTTTTCGTCGAACGGGCGCGGGTTGCCGTCCAAATAGGTCATCTGAGTCATGCCGCGATGCCCGACCTGGAGGTAAGTAGCTCCGGCCATGTCTTCGACTAAATAGGTCGCGGGCGGCCAAGCGCCCCGTGCGCCCAGGTCAATTCCTTCTAGGGATTTTAATAGGTGCACGTGGTTTTACGGGGGTTGAAAGCGCTTCTTCATCAGTCCATCCGAGCCTGTGAATCCGGTCGTTAATTGCATAACGGGGCATCGCGAGACGACGCGCCCACTCCGCGACGCAATGCTTCTCTCCGCGAAATTCCATCAGCCGTGCCCTCCTGGAGTTTTCGCATTGTTCGCGACGCGTAGCCCAACGGCAATTCTCGGGAGAGTAAGGGCCATCATTATCAATTCGGTCGAGGGTCAGGCTGGGGCGATAGGTCGGCCCTACGTCCTCGATAAAATTCGCAACGTCGCTCCATCTCTCGCAGACGATAATTCCTCTCCCGCCGTAGTTGGCATAATTGATCGTGTTCGGATTTTTGCAGCGGTTGCGCATGCCATTCCACACTATTACGAGAGGGTGAATTGCCCCTCGCCGCATAAACCCATGGCGATATGTCGAGACGAGATTCATGGAGATCAATAGGGCAGATAGTTTTCGCTCTCTTTATTATTCCAGCACCACGCGGGAAAAACCAAATCCCGGCCTTGGTCCGCCGCGTCGATAACTGCGCGTGGCATGTTAGTCTTGGCCTTGAGTCCGCACCCACAAACCGCACAGATTTCCAGGCCCCCCACTTGGCGCCGGGACGGAATCGCCGCGTTAATCAGGTGATAGAGGGTCGTGCAACCCGCGCAGCCTTCCGCCTTCATATTCAGAGGGCAGGAGAGGCAAATATTGGCGCGGCGGGTAAGCTCGGGTTCGGCCACCATTTCACCGTGGCCCTTCACGAATTCGAGAAACCCACGCGTAAAGCCCAGCGCCATTTCCGAATCCAAGTTCCGCGTGTAGTCGCGCCGGATCGGCTGCCAGTCCTCGCCTTTATTCGGGCGGCAGTGCTCCGGCCCAATCCGGTTACAGATTTGCTCGTGAATATCCTCTAGGGCTTCGTCGGGCGTTGCGCGCGGCAACCCCCGGTAACGGCGATGCTCGGCGATCTCTTCGGCCATTTCTTTTAAACCCTGGTCGCCATTAAACCATTTGCGGGTTTCGGATTGAAAATAGATCCAACCGCCGGGGGGCTGCTGACTGGGGACTTTAAGATACGCCATGAAGAATATTGGCCTTATACTCCACGATCGAGAGGTAGGTCTTGGCCAGTTCCGGGGTCCAGCGGCGCTTGCCGTTTTCGTAGTCGCAGAGGCCGGAGGGAGCCAGTTCGAGGAGGATGGCCATCGAGCGAATACTCATGCCGCAAGCGATCCGCTGGGCGCGCATCAGAATCCCGAACTCTTTATGCCACTCCAACTCCTGAGATTCAATGGTCGCTCGCCCCTGAAAATGGCTGTCGATGCGCTCCTGGAGGTTCATTTACCACGTCTCAAGAACGAGGACCGTCATGGTGAGGTCGCGAATTTTCGCGGGCTCCAGCATCACGTCTTTATTGCTGCGCTTCGAGCCCGCCTTGTCGACGAGGGTCACGCGCAGCGCGTTGTGTTTCGTGAGCAACTCCTGGACGGGGATTTCGAAGAAAAGCTCCTGGTCGGTGAGATCGGTCAATTTCTCATCGGACTTATAGAGCATCGAGGAGTCGAGCGGAACGCTTTCGTTGGGGTCGACGAGGAAAACACGGACGAGACGTTTGGACATAGATTTTTGGGTGAGGATGGAAATTCCGGCGCTGGTATCGACGGGCTGGTAGCCGCCGCGCGCGAGCTGCATGAGGTTTTGGCCCATTCGCTGGTCCCAATCTTTCGGCTTCGCTAAGAGGCCATGGGCGCCTACCGGCGCAATAGTCCCACCAGCACCATACTTATTCGCGAGCCCGCAAAAGGCGGTGGACATAGCAGCCATTTCGACCATGGCCTTAACTCACAAGGGTATACCCTTGTGTTCAAGAAAAAACAGAACACCTACCACGTTTCCACGTCGACATACTCCCGCTCGTATATCCGAGCCGCCTTTTGCGCGCGGAGCCGCTGGGCGTGCCACTTTTGGCTGACCGGCAAGTTCGCGTCCTTCTTCGCCTGGAGAGCGAAATCCATCACGAGGAGTTCCGAAAATTGGCAATAGGCGTCGCCATTGTCGGGCGAGCGGCCGAGCCGCTTTTTTAGTTCGTCCTTGGTCTCGACCTGGGAAAGTTTGCCCTTGGTGAATTGCTTATTCTCGTAGCGGCGAACGTGGAGGTCATCGAGGGTCTTTTTGTTCAGCCGGTCGAGTCCGCCGAGAAGCCCATCGTAAGCCAAATACGAGGCGCGGAACCACAGTTCGGAAACGAAGTAGCGGACGACGTCGTTGGCCTTGTCGGTTTGGCCGGCGCGGAGCGGGCGTTCGGTCGCCTCGCCCCCGTAGTTAATGCCCACGACGTCCGGGGACCATTCCTTCTGGAGAATCGCGTAGACCCCGCGCGCGTTGCCGGTTTTATCCTGGATGAAATTCCTGGGGGTTACCCCCCAGAGGGCGCATAGACGCATGACTTCATGGGCCACCTGGTAGTCCTCGGGCTCCATTCCTGGGCCTTGCTTCACCTGGATGCGGACCGACTCGCAGCCATTGATCGCCATCCGGCCGTCGCGGAGTTTTCCTTTTTCGCCACGGTGAAGCACGCAATCGTCGTAAGAAAATGCCGGGTCAAGCGCGGCGCACCCTTCGGGGGCAAAGTCGAACTCCAAGATTTGGCGGGCTCGCTCAATGGACGCCGAGGGCCAGACCCGGGCCACAATCCCGTCCGGTGGGAAAAATCCCCGCACGTAACTCCACCACTCTTTGGACTGTTCGCCGAATTGCTTACGGATGTCCTCGATTTCCGTGGGCCCCAGCATATAGGCGTAGCGCTTTTTCCCGTCGATTAGCCCCACCTTAACGTTCGGGTTTTGCAATCCGTCCAAGTGAATGCAAATTCCGCCTGCCTTGGTCTTCCAAAATAAATCCGTGTCGTGAATCGCGCCCCATCCTCCGACCGGCTCACAGGCTTTGCCGAAGTCGGTGTAGCGGTCGATCGCGTTACTCATGTCCACGATCTTCCAATCCGGATCGGTCATGACGTTGGCAAACGTCTCGTAAATGACCGTCGGCATGTCGTCGGCCTCGTCTAACACGAGCCGCTTGCGCGGGGCGTGCTTTCCGCGAATTCTTCCACTGGCGTCGGCCGTCCGACTGGTGGCCATCCCCTCGATAATGTATTTATCGAATTCGTGGGTTTTCATCCCTCCGGCCGCCTCGACGTCGAACATGACGTTCATGCGATTGGACGAGGAGTAGACCTTGAGCATTTGCCGCACTTCGGGTTGCACCGACTCATGGGCGCGCATCAAGTCGCCCCACATCCGCAGCCTAAGGCCGTCCGCCGTGACTGTGGTTAAACTAGTCATGGTCGTGAAGGGTTCGGCCAGCCAATCGAGGTAACTGCAGAAGGCGACGACGTAGGTCTTCCCGGCCGCGCCGTGTCCCATGATCGAAATCCGCGAATATTCGCACCACGCCTCCACGATGATTTTCGCCCAGTCGTTCCACTCGAAGTGCGGCCAGACGATCCGCCAGGCGTTGCGAAAATGTTTATAGGCCCCGAGGCCGCCGTCCACCGGCTGACGGTTTTCACGGTAGCAGGCCAGTTCCAAGGCCAGGAGCGAAGCGCCCTTGGGCCAAAAGCTCCCGTAAATTAGGTCGTGCCCCGGCGGCGGCTTTTTCCAGCCGTCACTCATACCAGGTTACCCCTTGGAGGCCGTTCGCGCATGGGCCACGGCTATAAGAATGCCATTCTTATGGCAATCTAAAGGGTAACCCCTTGTTCTACGTGGAACCGGGGACGGGGGTTTCCGGCGGAAGGTTTTCTTTGGGCTCTTCGTCCTCCGCGTAGAAAAGGACCCGGCCCCGGAGGAGACCTAAGAGGACGCGAAATTCTTCCTCTCGGAAAGTGAGGTTGCCGCAGTGGGCTCCATTCATGAAAACCCTGACCTGCATATGAACACCTTTCAGCCGGAAATACCACTTCATGGTTCCCAGCCAAAGGGAAGGCCTGGGGAGACGCAACTCCCCAGGCGAAACCAATACCACCCGGTCTTTCTTTTTGAAGTAAACGGTACACGCTAACCCCCACTTTAATCCTCCCTTATAAAAAATCGGGCTAGACAAATGCGAGAACTTGCGCACATGTCTCGCATATGCGGAAAGTGACGTTAAGGCCTGCGGAGAAAAAAGACGGCGCCCGCCAAGCCCCACCCGATTTAACGACGTGTTATATTTATGGATACCGAAAGTGACGAAAAAGCGGAGGAGCGCCCAAACCTGGCCGAGGAAAACAGCCGTCTGCGCAGGGCCTTGGAATTCTACGCCCGCGCGACCACCAATGACTTTAATTTTGAGCGGGGCGACCTTGCCCGCAGAACTTTGAATGGAAAATGTCCCACGACTCCGCAGACAAACTCGACTCGCGCGAACTGATGGAAGCCGTGGAGCGGTTCGAACGAGAATTAGACCGGGCCTATGACTTGAAGGAGCACACCGTGACGGTGCGTTTTTTGGACGGCGTGACGGTGCTCCGGGCGCTGAATATTTTGATCCGACTGAACAAAAAAGAAAACGAAAACTAACCATGAAAACCTATGCGGAGAGTATCGGCCAAAAGCCGTTTAACTGGCTGGAATTTTTGCGGCGGAATTATTGGACGGCGCTCGATTTGCATGAAGCGCTCCTCCTCTCCGAAGTCTGGCCGACCTGTGCTTGTGGAAACCAGTGCGCCAGCCTGCCGCGAACAAATGTCGGGGCGCCGATGGACGACGAACTGGCGGAACTGGGGGCACGGTTCTATACCGAGATTAGCCGGGCGTGGCGGCATTACGCCGAGGCTGACGCCGACGATGTCCGGGGCTGCATGAAGTGGGCCTTGGACACTTTTCAAAAGATCGAGGAGCGTTCGGCGCAACTCTTGGCCGAGATAGAAGTGGACGCCCTGTTGGAAATCGCCTCTGACAGCTGGCTGCCTGAAACCGAAGCAGAAAAGGAACTGGTTTTGACGTGACGATTTCCCGGCAAATCCGCTTGCGCGACCTGATGTTTAAAGTGGGCTACTGTGTCGAAAAAAAGACCGGCGTCACCTTGGACGCGGAGGAGGTGGCCCTCCTAAATGAAGTCTGGCGGGCCTTAGTCGACGACGTGAAAGCCAGAGGCCACTTCGAAGACGTCATGATTAACCTTGCGAAGGAGAGGCCATGACCGACCCCGACCCCAGTTACCTCCTGACGGCCATTCGCCGGCTAATCGAGTCACTGGAGAAACGTAATCCTTCTGTGGATACACCGGAATTCGTTCTTTTAGAAAACCTGAAGGCCGCCGAGGCGCATTTCCAGAAGGCCTACGCGGAAGATGGGAAATCAGTGGAGTAAACTATGAACGAAACCGTAGATCCTTTTAAGCCATCGAAAGCCGAGTTCGAGGAGGTGATGGAGATTGTTAAAGCGAAGCTCGCCCTAACCCAAGGACCCAACGACGAAGTCACCCTCCAGGCCGGAAACCTGGTTGTTTTTATGGCGGGGTCGATGCGCGTCAAGGATTCGGCGGAGGCCGACAAGCGCCGCCTAGACTATGTTTTCAGTGACCAAACCGACCTCCTTATTGTCGACCACGGAGACCCCAACGCTGCGCGTGAACCCAAGCTCATATTAAGCCGCGCGGAACTAGACCGGATTATCAAAGAGCGATCATGAAGCCCACCTGGGAAACGAAGAAAATCCCGCTCACCTTGGAGCAACTTGAGGCGCTCGCGAACGTCTGGCCGGAGTTAAAGTCCGTGTATCTGATCGCGGCCCTGGCCCCTGAATCCACCATCACTATTCAAATCAAGTCCAAGAAAACCAAGACGCCCCATGAAACTAAAAGCCCGAATTAAAACCCAGCTCTACCTAACCGGCCAGGATAAGGGCATCAAAGTCGAGCAATACCACGTCGTGGAAGTTCTCCATAACCGCAAGTGGCGTATTGGTGGCGACGATACAGGCCTCTGGAAATTTAAGACCGCCGCCGAAGCCGAGGCCAAAAAGGCCGGGGTGGAAGGGCTGGAAGTTCAAGCAGAATTGCCGGTGACGCCATGAGTGAGCCGGAGCCAATCGACTGCGACTACACACGGGAACCCGTTTGCCCTTTCTGTGCCCACAAGGTCCGGGACGCTTGGGAGTTAAAGGGCGATGACGGCGACGAAATCGAGCACACGTGCGGCAAATGCGAGCAGGAGTTCAAGTGCTGCCGAAATGTTCGGGTGACGTGGACGAGCTGGAAGCCCGAGGAGAAACGGCCATGAGTGACATGGACCCATGCCCGGCGTGCGGCGCAAAAGTCGAAGCTACGGGCGCCCCGCTCTTTGGCTGGCGGTGTCCGCAGTGCCGCTATGTCTGGCTCGCGAAACCAAAGGAAGAACTCAACGCCGAGGAACTTCGCGCCCTACTCGTGCTCGCGGAGGAGAACATCGAATTCGAGGCCGAGCGCGCGGACAAGGCGAAGGTTCGCATCGCCGAGCTGGAGGCTTATATCAAAAAGATGCAGCCCATGATTGACGCCTATCTCGCCCCCGGCATGTCGTGGAATGGGAAGTGGGTGAATGATCGGGCGGAGGAAGCGGAGGCCGCGCTATTGAAAATAAAAGAATCCTACGAGGCCCGGTCTGAATTGTTCACGAGTGATGCCGATTGCGCCGCGAATTTAGCCGCGTGGGCGGAGAAAGCTTTGAAACCATGAATGACTCCACTACACCCGAAAACTGTTTAGCCTTTTTCCGTTCGGTCATCAAATGCGGCGAGGCATGGAGTGAGACCTGTGACCGAGATTTCGCGCAGGCCACCCAGGGGTTGCGCGCCCTACGGGCGAGGAATTCTGAGTTAGAAGCCGCCCTGGAGCGTTTGACCGCGCTCGTCGACCGGCACGCAGAGCGAATCAACGAACTCGCGAAAAGCGTGGCGATCGTCGCGGAGGACACCGCGCGAATGGACTGGCTGGAGAAAACCGAGGGCACTGAGTGGGCGGTCGATTGGGGCCTCGGCCTGTGGGATGGCGACACCGACCGCAAACGGACGATCCGGGACGCGGTGGATATAAAGCGGGAAGAGAAACCATGACCCCGAAAATCTGCGAGACCTGCCGTTATTGGTCGGAACGGGTGGCCTTCTGCGAGGGAGGCGGACCGCTAAATGCCCTCTGTCTAAGCCGGAGTTCTCCACAGAACTCGCGTTACACCACGGGCGGCTATACGTGCGACGCCTGGGCGAAAAACACCTGTGGGGCGGTGGACGACCCGTCATTTGAGGGGACGGACCCATACGAAGGAGGATTGACTTTATGAAGCGAAAACCCCCAGTGCGAAACCGACTCGCCGACCAACTGAAAAAAGACCTTATCGAAATGAGGACGGCCCACGCCCGCGAGGTGCTTGAAATGCGTGAAGCCCTCGAACGCGAACTCCAAACGCAAAGAGGGCGCATCCGTGAGCTGGAAAAAAAGCATAGCGAGCTCTACTCCCAACTGGCGATTTCCAAGGGCAGCGAAACCTCGCTCCGCCTCAAACTGACGAAGGCACGAGAGGAACTCGACAAACTCCACAACTTGCCTCGGGACGAACTGAAACGCGTGCAGATTTTCCAGGAGGTGGGGCAAGCGCTGGAGATCCTGGGACTCGTCCGGGCACGGCTGAATGGCGAGGATGGACCGAGGCCCGCCCCGCAACCCTGGGTTGGGTGAATTTTATGGACACGAAAACGGCCGCGGCGGAGGAAGACTGACTTTTATGCCAAAGCTGAAAAAGACGCTTTACACGACCGCCCAAATCAAAGTCGGCGGCGCTCCACCGCGGCCCGAGTTTATCGGCCTGCCAAAACCCGGCACGCCTTGTCCTTATACTTCGCTTGGACGATCCTCGTTAAACATCCTGGTTCTTCCGTGTAAGGAAAACGGATACAAGCCGCTAGTGAAGAGCATAAACCTTCGGCGGCCGGGAACCGCAAAGGGCAGGCGTCTTATTCACTTGGCGTCGCTCCTCGAATATTTACACAGCCTACCAGCGGATCTCGGAAGCGATGAAGAATAAGCCCAATCCAGACCCAGCTTTTGAGCGCCTGGTGAAAGACACGGAATTGGCGGCAGTGCTCAATATTTCGCCACGGTTTGTTCACGTGCTTCGAGCGCGAGGGGTTTTGCGCGCAGTCAAACTTGGGTCGGCGGTGCGCTTTCCGCTCCGCGAGAATATGGAGCGGATTTTGAAACAGTGAATTTTAATGAGCATCAAAATCGAAACCATCCTAGGCTGCGACGGCCCTTGCGGAATGACCTACGCGGAGGGCGACGCGAAATACCAGCCCGGTAAAGCCCAACGCCTCAGCGCAAAAAAGGAAGGCTGGGTGCAACAGCGAGCAAAAGACTACTGCAAGGCCTGCGCTGAGAAACTGGGGATTCGGAAACGGGTTACGTATAGCCGATGAAAAACCACCTTTTTATGAGCAATCAACAACTCGAAATCACGAAGGCCGTCCTCGCCCGCAAAAAAGAGGTCTTGGCGGAGCTTAATGCGATGCTCTCAGACCTCCAGAAAAGCGGCCTCCACTCGCCCAACACGATTACGATTTGCCGGGTGCACCGCGATTCTACGATTGCCTGGATTGAGGACCTGGAAAAACAGTTGGAGGAAACTATCTAGGAGCGCTTGTCTAATTTGGTCGGCGCAGAACACGCGTCGCGTATTCGGAAACGCCGTACGTGAGGGTCGGCAGTGTGGAAAGGGGTGACTTTATGAACGAGTATAACATCAAAATCCGCATCGAGGACGGCTTCGGCACCTTGCTTCAGGAGAAGCCCACCGGCCACAGGAACCTAGGAGACGCTTGCGTCGAGGCAGACGTGAGGCTTCGCGGTTTCACAGACCCTACGCGCGACTGATCGATATCGACACAGGGGAGGAGTTGGACTGCGTCTATAAATAAGGGGCCGTACGTGTAGCCAACACTGTGGTTAGGGGTTTGCGCAGGAAGGCCGGGGCTCCGCTGGCGGGGGCCACCCCCCTCCCCCGGAGGGTCAAGCTACGTATCCGCTCTAGCCCTACACTGAGCCGTCGCTCGTCGCTCACACCTCACCCAAAGCGGCGCGGCACGGCACGGACTACGCCTTTCCCTCCGGGAGTTGGACCTTCCCTAGGTCCACAACGGGTTTCAGTGCCCGTTCGATGGGCACGTTGTTCACGTATACCGAGCCGATGTTCAGCGTTGAACCTGTAGTCTTTCCGTCGATACCTCGCGCCCTAAAATACACGTCAACCACGTTCTTAATCCCTTGGGTTGCGCTCTGGAAGTTGCGTGCTGCGTAATCGTCTGCGCTCGCAACGTGCTTGCGGGCCATTTCCATACCGCTTTCGGCTAAGTCTTCGCTCTGGGCCGCCATAGACTCCAGAAACGCTGCATTTTGATCCGTTGCACGTGCTACAGCAACGTTCTCCAGTCGAGTGAGCCGTGCTTTCTGTTCACTCATCCATTGGCCTTTCGAGATCCAATGGCGCACCGTTTGATTGGCCACTCCGGTTTCCTTGGATATATCGGTTGGCCCCATCCCCTTGACTACGTATAGCGCCTTGCATTTGGCCATCGTTGCTGCGCTGTAGCGGACACGTCCCTTAGGCTCAGTTTTTGGTGCGATCACACCCAACGCATAGCTAACAACTTGCGGCACAGTCAAACCCCCACTCAACCCCCCTAGCGGATGCTCGGTGCGCTAACGCTCCGCAAAGCCTACGCTGCCGCTTACCTCGGATGGGGCAGATTCTCCGGTTTCTTGGGCGCTCGCACCACTCGCTCGAAACCTCCGAAACCCATAGCGCGCGAGGTTTTGCCTCGTTCGGAGCTCCGTCAAGCCATGCTTTACTTGACAGTAATGTAAACCGTAATGCTTTGGCTTGGGACGGAGCGTTGAGGGGCAGGCGTTTGCGTTACATTACCGTAATGCTGAGCCCTCGGAGCGCTAGGGGGTTGGGCTAGCCCCTTTGAAAAATCTTCGAGGGTATCCCGTTGTTACTGCGAGGGGATAGGGTGTTGAGAGAAATACTTAAAGACAACCTAAGCATGGTTGGGTTATTCTGTGGGCATCATGAAAAGCCAATCCTCTCCCGAATCCATTCCCGCTCCTTTCGATGCGAGCGAGCCTCTGTCTAACGCCTACCGCAAAGGCTGGAACCATGGCCACGGTTTCGCCTGTCACAACGTGCCGACCCTTGGTGACAAGGTTAATTCTGACTCACTCGGCCGGGTAACCGTCGACGCGGAAAACATCCGCGAAGTGCATGCAGACGCCTGCCACGCTGCGGAAAGTAACTCGCGGGATTTCTCCCCTTTCGAGTTCATCGCCCACGAATTCAATTCAGCCGAAGAAAACTCAGAAGAGCTCTGGGAGGCGTTCGAGCAAGGCGCTTCTGATGCCATTTCCGCCGACCTTGCCACGTATTCAGATGAGGACTACGGCATACCCTCATGGGGAAACCCTCCTGATGGGTTTCTTGACTATCGCTTGCCGGAATACTGGGCATCCTACCTCATAAACGGGGATGCGAGCGGGCTAAACGACGCGGAGCAAAACCAGGTTGACGCCTGGTTTGATGCCCTTGCCGGCAAACTCCTCTCCTGTTGCGGGTGTTCAGAGGAAAAGGAATTCCGCACGCATAACGACGCGGGAACTCTCGCGGGTGACTGCCTCTGGTTTCGCTTCCCGATCAAAGGTTTTCGCTTCCCCGGCAAATGAACTACCTCGTCCTTTCCCCCTTTAACGGCGCAAGCGTTGCCTTGTTCGCCACTCGCCAAGCCGCAACGCAATTCGCCTCTGAACTGAACGCCTCCGAATGCGCCGAGATCGCACGGCACAATGCCGAGCAACGCGAATTCTGCGCTCAGTTCCGCGCTCCCTTCATTCCGCAAACCTACTCGGTTTTTTCTCCCGATAGCTACACCGCCGAACCGTTCGCGCTTCGCTCCTATTCTCTCTGATTTCCAGCACCACAGCCCGTTTAGCCCGGGCTCCATGCTGCAAAGCACAAACTCATTTCTCCTCATGAAAACACTAAAGCAAGCTCACTCGTTCTCTGCCGTCTATTATGGTGACAAACCGGACTGGCTTATCGTTTACACTCAAAACCGCGATTCTGACTGTTTAGCGCGGTCTAACTTTCGCTCATTCCTTGCGCTCTTAGGAGGCGAAGGCGAACACGTGGAAATCTCACGTTCCTCTCACTGGGCTTGCGGGTGGATCGAATATCTCACGATTAACCCCGCGCAAGCGGAGCTCATCACCAAGGCGACCGAACAACAGGAGCGCTTAGAGAATTACCCCGTTTTAGACGAAAACGATTTCTCCGAACTGGAAAGCGAGGACGCAAACGAGACGTGGAAAAACTGTTACGACGTAGCGGAGCGCGTGGCCTATATCCGCAAGTATCGCTCGCAATTCTCGTTTCACGACTTCGCTGATTTGCTCGGATGCGTTCGCGGGAACTACTTCGCCGGCTATGCCAGCGAGCTCCTTTGCCGTTAACCTGTATTCACTTTCTCACTTCAGCTTCAACTATATGCCTAATCAATTCACTTACGACGGCCAAGGAATTAACGACAAAGGGAGCGAATTCGCCCCGCGTCTTGCGACCCTCACCAAGGAGGGACATGAGCGCAAGGTCGGTCCTTTGTTCGCTACCTCGCCCGATCTCCTCGCCGCGCTTGAATTCATCGTCGGCCGAACGGACAGCAAAAACCGTTTCGCGCCTGATCTCTCCATGCAAGACGCGGGCAAAGCTTGGGCTGCGTTTCTCAAACTCGCCCGCAAGGCCATCAAAGACGCCAAGGCCTAACACTCCCGTTTTCCCGCTCAGTAACCAACTAACGAATACACAAATATGTCCGCCTTCCAATGCTCTGACGCTCACCTTCTCGCGATCCTTCATTTCCTTCGCATTAACTCCGCCACTCGTGAAAACGAGCTCCGCCTTTACGCCACTGGGCAAGCCGGGGATAACCTCGGCCCCTGGCACCATGACGAAACATGGGTCAAGGCCATGAAACTCCTTTTCGACGCGAACCAAGTCAGTTTGCAGGCGCGCTATAAGGACGAGCCGAACCCGTTTTTCGAGTCGCAGTATCATTTCGACATCGGCGTAAAGCCGCTCACTGCCGTGGAAGCGCTCAAGGCCTGTCAGAGCTACGCCTACCAGGCTTGCGAAGATAAAGGTTGGGAAGCCTCGCTTGCGTGTGCCCTGGTCGAAAAAATCAAGAATGCCGCCATTGGTTCGCTGCCCGGCTACGAGGAAGCCAAATGGAGCGACTTTGACCGCTTCGACAAGCGTGCACCGCAACCGAACGTGGTTTCCCTCATGGAACTCGTCCGCCAACGCAAGAAAGCGAACCGCGTCTAAATAAGCCGCACACCCAACCCTTCGCCCTGCGAACTCTCCGGAGTCGCGGGGCTTTTGGCTGAACACTCCTCTCATGAATACTACTCAATCAAAACACACGCCAGGCCCTTGGCTTAACCGCCTGGTAAAAAGCCAGGCTTCGCACTATGGCGAAAAGCAGAGTCCATCCCATCAAATCGAGCATGAAAGTAGCGGCGTAGTCCTCGCAAGGATACCTAATAGCGGTAAGAGCCTAGAGGCCAGGAACGTTGCCAACGCGCGCCTAATCGCGGCTGCGCCTGAGCTTTTGGCGGCACTAATCGACATCATTGAGCCAATGGCCGGAATTGATGCGTCAAAGTTTATCCCCGAGACTGCGCATCGACTCAAGCAGGCTCGCGAAGCAATCGCCAAAGCCACCGCAACTATTAAGTGATTCTTAATAGTTCGCCCCTCATCGACCTTAAAGACGAAAAACCATGAACGCCAACCCAACGCCGGCCGCCTTGCGCGCCGCAATCGCCATCCTCGAAGAGACCCTAGGCCAGGACGACATCCAAGGAGAGCGCGAAATCGCCCTGACTATCGACCAGGAAAGCGGCTTTGCCGAGCTCCTGGCCGCCGCCAGCGCATTATCTTCCGCTTACCTGGACGCGGAGCCCACCAAAACGAAAGCGCAAGCCTGGGACCGTTTACACGCCGCGATCCGTGCCGCGTCTTAATCTCCCTTGCCAACCATAACCCAAGCAGCTAACTTGCATTCCTCATGACGTCCGACCATAACATGCACTCAAAAATTGAGGCGATTGCCAGCGTGCAATCACTTCTCGCCGCGGAGCCATTTCGGCCCTTCGAAATCGCCACGACCGGCGGCAAAACCTTTGCCGTTCCTCACCCGGAATACGTCCAGGTTTCCATCATGGGTTCTCGGGTCTATATCGACGGCGCCGACGGCAGTCTGGCCATCGTTCACGCGTCCCAGATTGCCCACGTTGCCACCAAGGCCACCCGCAAACGAAAAGCCGCATGAACTCCGACGACGCCCAGGCCCGTAAGCAGGCGCGCAAGATCCTCTCGCCCTTCCAAACCCCGGCAGCGAAAGCCCATTTTGCGCGCATCGGAGCCAAAGGCGGCGCTTCCACCTCGGAAACTAAAGCTGAAACCGCGCGGCGCAACGGCGCCAAAGGCGGCCGTCCGCCGGGCAAAGCGAAGTAAGACTCCCTTCAAACACCTCCTCCCGCCCCGTCCTTTGAGTAGGCCGGGGCTTTTTTGTGCCCTCTGTGCCAAATTAGGGATTGAACACGCTAAGGTGTTCCGTTTACAACGGAACAATAAGGTATGCCCTTGACCATGAAAGACCCGGGAGAGGGTTTAAAGGGGTGCCCCTCGGAATACATTTTTCCCTCATGAATAAACCAATCCAAACGGGCATTTCATTTTGCCCTCAGTGCGGCTGTAATATCGGCGTGATTGCTCGCGCCCTGGAACTGACGATGCCGCAAATCCCCAGGCCCCCCGAGCGGGAACGCGAACCGGAGCCAAAAACCAAAAAGCCTAAACTCTCTTCCGCGGAGATTGTCCGGCGGGTGAACGAGGGGCGAGCCCAGGGCCGAAAAATCAAAGAGATTATGGCGGAAATGGGCCTTTCCGAAACCGCCATTTACCAACATCGCAAGAAGGTGGAAGCGGAGCACATGAGAGCCGCGCTAACCAAGGCCACCATGAAAGCAAACGCGGTGCGCACCGCTCTACCAAAACCCAAACTGAAGCGTGAGGCGCTACCCTCCGGGACAATTACGCCCGCGCAACGCGATGAGATGCGCCGCCGCAAAGCCGCAGGCGAAAGCATTGCGCATATTGCCCAGTCGATGGGTTTTAAAATCGGCACAGTCGGCCCGATTATTTATAAAAAGCCTAAGCCCGGAACGGAGGCCGCCGCATGAGTAACGCTCAAAGTAATGGCAACGGCGCGCCGGTCGCGCATCGGCGGGTTGATTTCTGGGACGACGTCGACGACCACACGTGCGTCCTCCTGGCCTCCCTTGGCTTCTCCACGCGTTATATCTGCGAGAGGACCGATCTTAGCCCCTCCCAAGTCACCTATCGCCTAAAGAAAGCAGGGCTGACGACGGAGAACCACGCGAGCCGCTCGGATTTTCGCAACGGAACTAGCCCCATGGCGAATATCGTCTTAGGACAAGTCCGCCAGGTGGCCGACGCGCAATTCGTCAAGCACTTGAAAAAATACCTGTGAACATAGAAGACCTCAAAGAAAAAGACTATTTAGGTGACGGCGTCTATTGCGGCTTCGACGGGTTTCAAATCTGGATTTGGACGAGTAACGGCGTGCGCGAGTCGGAAGCCATCGCGCTGGAGCCGTACACGCTTCTAGCTCTCCATAGATACATGGTGCGCATCACGCCAAAGAAGGACGAGGCATGAGCGGCGAGCACGACAATTTGCAGGTCTGGGCCGTCTTTAAGAATCCAGCGGACGCGCCCGGCAAATTCATTTTGCGGCGCTTCGATGGCGAGACGCCAACGGATGAAGCCTATGCCGCCGAGACCCTGGAACTCGTTCGCCAGTTTCTTCCGGATGGGCTTTTCCCGATGTTCCCTATGCCCGGCGATCATCCTACCCTTGTGGAGACCTGGATATGACCTCGATTGAAAAATCATTCGCTTACGTCGACCGCTTTATAAAACAATCGGTGCGTAAGTCCGCCGCCCAAGGTGGCCCCGTCACCTGTCACCTAGGTTGCTTCCATTGCTGCAAGGAGCCCGTTCAAGCACTCCGGGAAGAGGCTCAACACCTAGTCGACTCCTTGACCGATCCAGCGCACCGGGACCGTGTGACCGAGAAAACGAGAATTTGGTGGGATAACTTTCTCGCCAGTGGACTCGACCAAATGCCTATGCCAAGAAAAGGAACGGGTTTTGATTACATTCTCAACTACCGCGCCGAAAACCTATGGTGCCCGATTTTAGAGAAAGGTCTTTGTTCACTATATGCCGGTCGGCCCACAAGCTGCCGCTTTCACAATGCAATCGGAGCTCCCCGCAAATGCCGGGTCGACACTGAGCGGCCGTCGCAAATCTATATGTCCACTCAGGAGCAAGCGCAAGTGGAGGCGAATGCGGTCTCCCTTCTTGCCGACGGCGCTTCGCGTTATCTCTACCAAGTGGATTATCTCGGGGTCTGGCTCGGCCATATTCTCCTCGGGAAGACCGAGCGCAGCGCGGCCGGGCATGACTTTATAGCGGAGTTTGCGGAGGCTGGGGTATGACCTGGGCTAGCGCTCTGAAGCAGGTTCGCGGCACGCTGGGGCGCTGGCCGATTCTCGTCCTTATGCCCGTGAGTCTTATTCTGCCGCGCTACCCGGAGCCGTGGGGCACGTCGCTCACGCTTATTTTTATCGGGCTTTGCATCGGCCAGAGCGTCCGCTACGCGCTCAGGGTGAACGCGATTCTAAAAAGGGACGCCCAGGCCGAAATAATAGAAAAGCAATGCCGCTTGGAGCTTGTCGCCCTGACGATGCAAATCGACGCCATCATGACGCGCCAAATCAAAGCCCTTCAGGATGGGAACCCCGGCGCGGCCGAGGAAGCACGCCAGGAATTAGAGCGAATCTTCGCCGCGCAAGAGCGCGTTATGGAGAAGTGGAAAGGTAGTGAAACATCGCATACAAAATGAACGAGCCTTTCAAAATCACCGAGCTCTGGGCCTTCGTCTCGCAAGACAAAAATGGCGAAGAAGGCGTTTGCGGATTTCGCGGCCCAAGTGGAACCTTTTGGCCGATGGTCGCGGCCGACGTGAAGCGCCTTAAAGACTATTTCCCGATCGCTGAGGGCATCTCGAAAGAGAGCGGCATGAAGATCGAAGTGCGGCGCTTTTCGACCATGGAAACACTCAGCGTCATCACGCCCGAAGGAATAACCCACCTATGACCGAAAACAAAACGACGGATAACGACCTGCGAGAAAAGACCCTCAAATTGATCCTTAAGTGGAGAGACGACGCCAGGGAGATGGCGAGTATGTATAAGCTGTCAGAAATCATTTTTACCGAAGTCGAGAAGAACGCGGCGATGGCAAAGCTTTGCCTCGACATGAAGGCACAGGCCGAGAGCAATGCTTTGAGGATGGAGAAAATTATCATCGACTATAACGCCCCAAAACCATGAGAGACAACACCGCCAAAGACGACCGGCACACGCTCATCAAGAGCGGCGATATCGCCTCTTTCGGGGTGACTTGTAATGTTATGGTCGACGCCACGACCAAGGAGCTTTCACGGAGTACCCGGGTGCTCGTGAGCTTCGTTCAGGAGAGCGGCGAAATGATCACCCATGAGCTCACGATAGGCGAAACCCTGGAACTTAAGGAACTCTTTCACAAGGTGCTTTCGGAACTCAACGATATCGCAGCAAAGAAAGGAGAGGACGAAACATGAGAGACGAAACCAAACAAAAACCGGAAGGCCCGCTCGAAATCCCCGGCGACGAACTCGCTGCGTTTGCGCTCGGGGTCCTTTATGCCCGGGGCGAAGACGGCAAGGTCGATCTTACCGAGGAGCCTATCATCAAATTAAACGTCCACCTATTTACGCTGCAAGGCCACGCCTACGAGCTCACGCTGCGCGAACTCATCGGGCTCCATGATGCGTGCGCTACGATCCTAAAGAAGATTCACGAGGCGAAGGTGGAGGCCGAAAAGGGGAAATGATCCGCTTCCCCATTGATCTACGAGCGGCTTTAATGAAGAACGGGCTTCGTCTTTCGCCGTGGCAAACGGAGATCCTCGCCCAGCCCACAATCGGGGAACTCGACCCCGAAATCCTGAGATATCGGTTCGTGACGTTACACGGCATTCTCTGTTTTAGCCCTACAATCAAAGCCCTGACGGTAGTTGCGATTTGTAACGACACACCTGGAAACGGGCAGTTTCCTTTGCTCATGACTATTCTGGAAGAGACTGCGCATCAAGCAGGCCTCCCTATGGTCGTCGGGAGCATTTGGAACACGGGGCTCTGGCGCCACCTCATCGAAAAACGCGGTTACAGGCCCAGTAAAGAACCGGGTTGCGAGGACGCTCTCATTAAGCTCCCTGGCTTGACAGTGTAGGAAATACACTAAGTGTGCCCACCATTCGAATACGGGTTCGGGCGCCTTGCGTAGTGGTCCCGCGTTTCGGTGGAAACCTGCGAGGCGCCTGGATTAATTTAAGACCATGACTCCGGAAGCACAACGAATCGCGATTGCTTAGGCACTCGTCGGTAGTGCACCAAATGCGATACTCTTTAACGGGGTTGGTTTGGAGGGTCATAGATTAACTGTTGAGCGATCGTCTTTCCGGCGCCAACGAGCGCCTGTCTTCATGAATACTTTGCTGACAGATGTAGGCAAACGGGTACTCCTCACCCAGTAACGGGTGAGGGCATCAAGAAACTTTGCATAACAGAGAGGCGAGGTTTCCGGTATACTTTTTGACCGTAGCTCAGACCCTCACGGCGTGTCCACGTTTCAGGGGGTGCTTTGCGGTTTCCCCGGGACTTGAACCCGGATCTCTGGAGCTCGTTTTATGGAGGCCTCCCCAGCGCTCTGCTGGTTAAGCTAGAAAACCAAAAGCTTGCTACGGTCCTCACGGCCTTGCGGCCAGACAGATTTCAGCCCGCTTGGAGTTGGGAAGCACTGATGGACGGCAATCTCGGCCTATAGGATTGCGCGAAACTTTAGCACCCAGGTCTCAGCGACGGGGCAGGATTTCCAACCGTAGTCCGTTATCATCAAGAATCCGCAGCGCCTAACCTTTGAGGTATTTCTCGTCCATCAGTGCCGCCCTACGGGCAGCACTGAAGAGCATGCCGGGCTTGATTCCGGCTCCGAGTTTTCACTTGCGGTGGCTCGGCCTCTAGCCTGGCGCCAATGTCGTCGTTGTCGTTCAGCGTCGGTTCGTTGACCGAGGCACTGATAGGTTCCGTTCGCTTGGGCACCTACAAGTAGGAGAGATGCGTTTCCTTCAACGCCGATGCTCATCAGTGCCGCCCTGCTGTTCGACAGCGCGGACACCGTTCTAAACTCTCCCGCGAAAGCCAAGGCCTCGGGGGCAGGATCTTTCACCTGTTATCCGGGCGTGAAAAAACCCGGCTCCCTGGAGTAAGCAGGGAAACCGGGTACAAAGGCGAAGGGCAGACCCCCTCAAAAGTGTGCTCAGCTTGCTCGTCTTACTCACGGAAGCAAGCCAAGCCAAGGGTATACCCTTGGGTGGGGTCAATTCTTTTTCTTGGGGGGTAGTGAGAAAAACGCATACCCTCGCTCGTGTTTGACCTGGAGCTGCCCGGCGACTCGCAGGCGGGAGAGGGTTTTGCGGAGCTGGTGATTGTCGATAAGGAACGGGTAATCCATCTCCCTCAACGCCTCGCGAACGTTCGCGTTGGAGAGCCAAAGCCCGTCCTTGAATATCTTCTTAAGGAGGGTGTCCTCCATGAAGTATTTTGGCGCCCGTTTGCCAGTTATCTTTAGGTCCGGCGGGAGGATAAGACGCGACGCCCCGGTGGGCCATTTCGTCAGTTCTCGGAGAGCCTTCGCGGTTCTTTTGAGCCGCTCGAGTCGCGCTTCGAGTTCCGCGATCTCCCTTAGGGTTTCTTCGAGTGTTTTTTGGTAGGTGATTTCATTCATGAGGTGATGAACTGTTCAAACGAGCCGTTTGAAACGGCCTTCGGAGTTAGTTTTGCCCAGAGCTTGCCGTCCTTTTCGGTGGCAACCCCCTCGTATTCCTCAGTCATGGTTAGGCTGGAGTGTTGGGCCAGGTAGCTGGTACGAGACATTTCTTTGAGCGCTGCGAGGTGATAGCTAATGCAGGAGTGGCGTAGGATGTTGTGGAACGCCCGTTTTTTGAGCTTAAAGCCCGCGCGGATAAAGGCCTGAGCTTTGCGAACGGCGTACATCTTTTCGTCGAGAGCCCAAGTTTCCTCGGTTGCCAAGGCAAGCCAATCCCAAAGCACCTCGGCATGCCCCTGACGAAATTTCCACTTGCCGCCCTTATGCTGCTTGCCGGGCATTTTCAGGCCCTTTTCCTCAAAGTTGACATGCTCCTCGAGGATTCGGGCGGCACTGGAGGCCCGCATAAAGCCCCACATTTCCAGGGCCACGCGGGGCAAGACCGGCTCGTTAATATTGGCCTGGAGGAAGTGGAACACCTTCTCGATCGAGAAGAGCTCCTTCTCCTTGGCGTGTACCTTAGGGGGCACAACTTCGGCACAGGGATTAACTTCGAGCCATTTTTCGGCACAGGCTCGATTGAAGAACGTCATCCAGTTCTTTCGGTAGCTCTTTTTGGTGACGGCGGCGGCCGGTTTTTCGCCGTCCCGGTCCATCACCGTAGTGAGGAGCGTCCGCAAGTCTTCTGCGGTGACGTCGATGAGTAGCCGCTCGCCGTGGGTCGCCACGAGGAAATCCACAAGGTGGCGTTTCATTTGCCGGTAGGTGGTGGACTTTTCCGCAATGTCCTCGTTTCGCCGGAGGGCGAGATACTTCCCGACCGCCTCGGAGACCGTCAGAGTCAGGTTCATCCGGCTCTTATGCTTCTGCCATGCCTCCAAGAGCTCGGCCGCCGTCGCGCCCGTCTGGGCTTTAATAAGCAACCATTCCTTAATCTCGGTATGGTTCACTCCAAGGGAGGGTGAGCCTAACTGTTTCGCCTGGAGCGTCAGGTCCTCGGCGAACTTATTGCGGGTCGACTCGACCTCGAAGGATTGGACGGTCCGCTGGGGGCCATAACGGACGAAGTAAGGCTTTGCTTGGTGCGCGGTGCCCCCCCAGGTCCCGATCCTTATTCCGCGAGGGAGTTTTTTTCGAAGTGCGATGGTCGCCTTGCTTTCGCTCTGTGCCATGTCCGTGCCACTGCCTCCAAGATCCTGTGCCGGTTTAGTGCTCATTTCTGTCCTTTTTTAGCACTTTTTGGCACAAAGCTACAGAGGGATTTACCTCTGTAGCAGGGAAAAGAATGGACTCTAGGAGCGCCCACCCTTCCCTGGTAAACCAGTTCCATGTGCCGCTCCGTGCCAGGCTTTGGCGGCACAAGGGGTGACTCGAGGGGGGTCCGGCAAAAACCGACGCAAAGCCGATGGGCGAAAAAAGCTCCTCTGAAAGTATTTTCAGCGGGCGTGTTAAACAGACAGCGGGAATGGTCATATTGGCTCCCAAGGGGATAGGGTGTTATTCACTGTCATATGTTTCAAATAGGAAACATACGAGAAATAAGTTTTTGACCTCACTTTGCCATATAGGGCAGATTGTTCACCTATAAAACATTACGCGCCTTTTAAAAAGGCAGCGGGAACGCAAGCGAAGGGAGTTTTAATGAAACCAATGCTCGATGCCCCAGAAGCAGCCGGCTCCACGATTATTCGGAGCCATAAACGAAAAGCGATACCCAGAGACGAGATGTTACACACTGTCTCAACCGCACTTACGCAACAAGTGATTGACATCATTTCTGCGGAAGCGGCCCTTGATTATATAACCCCCGGTCAGGTGATGCGGAGGATTATCCTAAAACACTATAAACACCTCCTAAAGGGGTAACCCCCTATGAGTGACGAGGCGTTAGCCCGTTTGGCCTCTCTAGAGGCTAAGGTAGACACCTTACTTCGCCTCCAGGAAATGGCTCACGAAGCCCGGAGGCCTAACCTCACTATCACCGAGTTCGCGAAAATCTCCGGGAAATCCCGGCGAACCATTCAACGCGAAGTCCGCGAAGGAAAGATCCGACGCATCGGCCTGCGTATTCCGCGCGATCAACTTCGAACTTACATTTCATGAGAAAACCTATTTGCCCCGGGGAACACGCCGCCTTTTTGGCCGGTGTCGAGGCCCCTATTTGCTGGCTCTGCGACGAACCCATTAGCGACCTAAACGAAATGAGCCACACCACGCGAGGCGCCCCGCCGCGCCGCGCTTGCACCAAAGAGATTGACGAACGCGTTGCGCGCCGCGCCGCGGGCGTTTCTGAGGCCCTCCCCGCGATTATCAACCACGGGAGGCGCTATGTTGACCTATAGAATGCTCCTTTCGTCTAGAGAGCGCGTGGAGGTCAAAGGCTTCGACGCCAGTGACGCCATGCAAAAGGCGCTCGAACGCTTTCCCGGCACGACGATTCGGGAATGCTACTCCGGGTACAAGGAAACCCACTTCGTCCACACCGGCCAGGGAACCATTGAAATGGAGCCCGCGTGGATTGATTACGAGATCCCGCCGCACTTCCCATTCCTGCCCCTGGACAAGGGCGAGCCCGAGCCAGCCGCGTTTTTTGACTTCATGGGCGAGGTTCCGGCCAAAGAGGAACCTGTTAAGCCCGTCACCCGCAAGCGCCTCGTTGGCGCCAAAGAGAGGACTCACGCATGAGCGAGCACGCAATCGACATCCAGGCGACTCCGCCGCCAACTGCGCCAATCGCCGGAGGTCCCAGTAAATCCAGTTTAATGAAAGTGGGCAGCCGGGGCATCACCTTCAATTCCCTGGAGGAAATGTTTATTTTCGCCGGGGCTGTCCTCGACTCCGGCCTGGCTCCGGCGGCCTTCAAAACTAAACAGGCGATCCTCGTTGCCATTCAATACGGGGCTGAGTTGGGCCTGCCGCCCATGGCTGCGCTGCAAAATATCTGTGTCATTCAGGGGCGTCCTACCGTTTGGGGCGACGCCGTCGGCGGTATCGCCAACGCAAGCGGGCTAATCGAAGACTACGCGGACGAAACCGTGGGGGTTGAGGGAACGGACGCCTGGGGTTATCGGGTTACGATTAAGCGCAAGGACCGCGCGAAGCCGATTGTCCGCACCTTCACGGTGGGCGACGCCAAGAAGGCTGGGCTCTGGCAAAAACGCGGAAAAGAGGGTCAGCCCACTCCGTGGGTTACGCACCCCGATCGCATGCTCCTCGCGCGGGCTCGAACCTTCGCCTACCGGGACGCGGTCCCGGAGACGATGCGCGGGCTTGTAACTACCGAGGAGGCCCGTGAACGGCCGCCAGAGCGCAATGTGACCCAATCTCTCGACGACATCGACGCCCCGAAAGAGGAATAGCTTTATGTGGTGCGCAGTAGCCGCAGCAGTGGCCGGGGCAGCCGCGAGCGCCTACGGCCAAAACGCCGCCAATCTCGCGGCGAGCAAGGCGCCCGCACCCAAACCCCGCGAGCTTCGCGCGATGAAATGCGACTCCTGCGGCGCTCCGCTGCCTAACAGCAAAACATGCAACTACTGTTCAACCATTCACGCGCTACCCCATGAATTACGGCAAACTGCTGAGTGAGTCGTTCGGCGAGTATCGAGCAACTGATTGCGTCGGCTCGCATCGCTTGGAGGATCTCACGCCCTTTCCGATTCGCTATAAGCTGCGATATATAACGAAGGAACTCCCGGAGCGGGCCGATACCCCCGCGTTCCGCTTCGGGCGGTTCTTCCATACCTACTCGCTGGAAGGTGAGACAGTCGTTGGTCAGCGCTACGTGAAGATCCCGAATTACGCACCCGCGCGTCCGACCAGTCGGCAGTTGGAGGCGGAAAGCCCTTCCCCTAAGTCTAAGGCGCAAATGAAGTGGTGGGCCGACTTCGACCTCGCCGCCGCTGGTCGCGAACAGATCGATGAAAACGAATGGGACCAGGCTACCAAAATGGTGGAGTCGGTCCGCGCAAAGCCTGTCGTGGCGGATCTCTTCAAAGCGGGAAATCCCGAGGTTACCTTTCGCCACAAAATGGCGAGCTATGGGATTCAGTCGCGCGTCGACTGGTTTGACGGCACGGCCGAGGCGGCCCCCTTTATCGTCGACGTGAAGACCATCGAGTCCCTGGAGTCCTTTGATTATCAATACGAGAAATACAACTATTACCGCCAGGCGGCCTTTTATCGCCTCGTAGTGTCCAAGGTCCTCGGTATTCCCGCCGCCTTCGTCCAGTTCGCTTTCGCCGTGGTGGAGACAAAACCGCCCTACCTCTGCGCACGCCGCGACCCCGATTTAGAGTCGCTGGATATCGGCGCAACCGAGGTCCTCCGCGACCTGAAGCTTTTAAAGGAGTGCTACGACCTGAACACCTGGCCCGGTTCGAGCGAGAGCGGGACGCCCGTATCGCTGCCGGAATGGAAAACACGAAAGGCATTATGAAAATCACCCTGGACCCGAAACTCACAGGCGAGCCCGCGTTTATCGCGACCAATGCGACCGGGCGCGGCACCTGGCTTAATCTCCTTCTTTGGTGCGCAGACCAGGAGAACGGCGGCGTCATCAAGGGCGCGGCCTCATGGTCGTCCGAGGCCTGGGGAATGCTCGGCGTGGTCAAGGAGTGCCTTCCGTCCGCCGGGCGGCTACTTCTGGCCACCGCTGAAGACATCCGCGTCTTGGGTTACCCAACCGAGCAAGAAGAGGCTGCGCGTGCCAAGCGGGCGGGCGGCAAAGTCGGAGGCCTTGCCCGTGTGAATAATTCAAGCATAGCTCACGCTAAGCTTAAGGATAGCTCAAGCATAGCTACGAGGACTCCTTTGATTGAGCCGGTTAAGAAACCAATCCAGACGAACGAAGAATGGCTGGCTGATATTAAAAGCAACCCGCTGTTTAAATCGGTCGACGTAGACAGGGAACGAGAGAAAGCAGCACTTTGGTGCCAAAACAACCGCCGTCAGATGACGCGGAAGTTTTTCCTCAATTGGCTGAATAAGGCGGAGCAGTCGCTTCCGGCAAACGGCCACGCCGCCCCAGAACGTAAACGCGAGGTCCGCTTCTAATGAACGCTCTCGAAGAACGCATAACGGCTTTTATCCATTACGGCGAAGTGGAGGCAATGAAGGTTATTGCCGAGCTTGGTGTCACAGGCGAGCACTTCACCGATTCGGCTTGCCGGGCATATTTCGAGCTAGCGCACGAAACCCTGAAGACGAGAAGGTTTCTCTTCGTTTCGTATCTGAGAGAGGTGATTTTCGAAAAAGGGCATATGTCACCGGAGGATTATGTGCGCGTCACCCGCGAGAACCCAGGAATGATTTCCTGCGAGCTAAGGCCTCTGTGCTACGAGCTGAAGCGCTTAAACCAGCAGCGCATCACCCAGCTCAACGCGCTGAAATTTTCGGAGGCCGTGAATAGTAAAGACGACGAGACGGCGCAAAAGGCATTGGCTCAACTCAAGGCGGCAGACCTCAGCGCAGACCCGCGACCGCCTCTCACCTGGCAGCAGTCAATCACAGTCGAGGCGCAAAAGGTTGATGCTATTATAGCGAAAGAAGAGCCCGAGGAAATTCGCACGATTGAATGGCCCTGGCCTTCTCTGGGTGAGCGACACGGAAACTTTCGGCGGGGTGAGCTCTGCATCGTTGCGGGAAGTCCCTCACTTGGGAAATCGTCTCTCATGCGGCAGTTCCTCCACCACGCCGCGACGCGAGATTTGAATACGCTGATGATCTCCTTGGAGGTTCCGCAAGGCGACATTGCAAACTTAATGGCAGCCGCGGTCTGCGGGCATTCCTGGGCGAAGCTAAAGGACCTACACCCCAGAGACCAAAAGGAGTTTCATTTGGCGCTGCGGGGCCTTCGCGCCCTACCCATCACGGTCATAGATAACCTCACCTCGCTCGATCCTATCCTATCGGCGAGCCAGCGTGTTCACGAAACCGGCTTTCTTGATGCAATTGCAATCGACTACCTCGGGCTAATTAGGGATTGCGAGCAATCGCGGTTTGGCACGAAGGCCTCAAATACCGGAATGGTGACCGCGGCTTTCAAGCGTCTCGCGACGGAGCTGGGATGTGTCGTCTTCCTTGGCGTTCAGCTTAACCGCGACCAAATGAGAGACGGGAATCGCGAGCCAAAACTCATCGACCTAAAAGACTCTGGCGACATCGAGGCCCATGCCGACCGGGTCCTTATGCTGCATCGGCCGGACCAAGACCCGATCACGAAAATGACGCAAAAACCCCATGAGGATGTCAGTGAGCAACCGCGGTTCTTCCAAGATATTTTCCAGGAAAAGGGGCGCAATGTCGGCACGACCTTTAGCTCAGTGTATTTTCGCAGGGAGTGCGCAAGATTCGAACTCGGCGCGCGGCCCATAAATCGCTGAACCGATCCCTTTACATGAATACCGACGAACCCAAAATGCTATTCTTCCAAAAAACGTTTGCGAACGGCGTTTCTTGCGAGTTTCGCGTTCCTGACTCGAAAGAGCCGGGCTTCACGCGACCTATCCTTAAATGGAACACGGACGCGGAGATTGATCGCGCCTTCGTGAAGGCGATTCAAACGGAATATCTAAATTGGATGCTGACCGTTTACCAGGAGTTGAGCGACCGTTGGGACGCTAGAACCTTATACGTCTTCTCGGAGACCAAGTCCTTTGTGTTTGAGCCTGGGAAACCGGTTAAATTGATGCCCATGCCGAAGCTTTAGAGCCGCTCAATCGTAAGATCGACGCCCTCCTCGCCAGGCGCGACCTCAGCGCACTCCACGAGGATTCGGGGTATCCATTGCCGCGAATCGTCCTCGGGCAGTAACGAGGCAATCAAGGATCGTCGAGAGGAGCCCGTCGAGGTCTCGTGGCCGATTGTCTGAGACGCGGAAATTAAGAGTGAGAGCAAATCGCGGATGATCCCGTCCATTTGCTTTTTGATTTCGGGATGAGTTACGAGGAACGGCGGCTTTCCGTTTCGGGCTGGGACTATCTGCTTGGTGTTCTTGAATGACCGGACGTTGCCGTGCCCGTAGAGAGACACCTTCAGCTTCGAGGGCGTATCCACTACGAGCGAGGATTTGGGCGAGGTGCTCACGGGTGATGCTCATCCATGAGGGGGCGTCGTGCCGTGTTTCCGGTAGACCGGATCTCGCGTCACCATGTCGGGGTCCGGGACAACGAGGGTCGCGTTGGCCTTGTCGATCAAACGAACCCAGGCCCGCATATCATCCAGACTCCAAGACTCGCCCGTCTTGCGCTCCAGGTCGTCGAAGCGGCGGTCCAGGCGATTAAGGAGTGCCGAAATGCGCCAGGTGCCACCCACGAGTGCAACCACGATGGTAAAGCATGCTGCGATCGTGACCGAGACACTCGTGTTCGGGGTAATGATATCGGCGAGGATCATTTTCTGGTACTGGCGATGGTCGCTGCGGCAAGCAGGCCATCACGGAAAGCGTTAATATAAAGAAGGGCGTTGGGGTCCGTGCTGTTAATCACCGTTGGTTTATAGGTCGCAACGTAAGTGTCGTAAATCGTTTCGGCTAGGGTGACGAAGAGCGGTATGTCATTTTCGGATACGCCCTTTTCCCTGCAAACGCGGTTCACGTACTGGGAGATCAGTTCCGGCGTGATGGTCATGTTTTGCTGAAGCGCCGCCCCGATACCCATCGCCAAGGCTTCGGAGGCCGGGATATACTTCGGGTTATTACTGAGCATCGGGGCGACCCCGGCCATGACCGAAATCCGCACGAGCATCGCCCCGGTCTCCGGGGTGATCTTAATAGGAGTAGTTGAACAGGCGGAGCAAAAGAAGCTCCAGGCCAGACAGAAGGCGATAGCGCGGAAGGTTTTCATAGGGGTTATTTTTGTTTGCACTTAATAAGACACATCGGGTCCGTGTTTTTCGCACGGAGGGCCTTGGATTTGGCGGTACTGCGAACGAGGGCGGCAGGCTTCTTGCCTTTGCCCGAATATAGTTTGGATTGTTGATTTGAGCTCATAAGGAAAATTATTGGCGGCGGTTCGCGCGGCGCTGGTCGACGGGAAGGGTTTCGCGGAGCCCGGGAATACCGGATTCGATGGCCGTCACCGGCCCCTCGGTTTTTCGCGGAATTACACCTTTGGCGTCGCGGTCTAGCCCTTCGGCGATGTTTGAAACGAGTTGAGGGACGAGGGTTGACTTCGCGATTTCACCCCCAGCCTTCGAGGTCTCCCGTGGGTCGAGGAGCCGTGCAACCGTCGAAGCACTGTGTCCAAAGGGCGTTTCGTCCGCGAGACCGAGCGCAGACATCCAGACGGCAGAGCCCAGACTTTGATCCGCTCCGCGAATCTTCTTATCGAGAACGTGGCGAATGGTCGCACCGATTTGGGCGGCTTCCAAAAGAGGACTGTGAAGAAGGAAACTCGGAATATTGTAGCCGAGAAATTTAATGGTGCCGAATTTCGCAGCGGTGAGCTTTGGTTTCTCGCCTGTATAATAGCCGCCCACCTGGTCGGCATAGGCGTATCCAAGAACCAAAGCGGTAGTTCCTATAATGCCCTTCTTTAGGTCCCGCATTATCAAGTCAGCTTGTTCCGGAGAGAGGTTTTCGATCCCGCGGCGGAACGCCAGGCCAAGCCGCCCCGAGCCAGTATAAAGCCCCGTCGCATACTGGACGGTCTCCGCAACGATATTCAGCGGCACGCGGACAATCGGGAACAGCCCGCGCGCTACACCTGCCGCCACCGTCCCTCCGGGGCTCGGTTTGCCGGTGGCTTTAAGCGGTTGTTCGCCGCGCCCAATGAAGCTATTGACCATGTCAACGAGGACATTGTCTTGGAGGAAAATCGAGCGAGAGGCGTCTTTATAAGCCTCCTGCTTAAAGGTCTCCAGCATGGCCTTTACCTGGACCGCCGGGTCGGTGAGATCGGCGTTATTCTTTAGATAGCTCTCGATGCGCTTTTGTAGTGAACGCTCAAATTCCGCGCGCTTCACCGGGGCTTTGAGGGCGCCATGGAGAGCACCAAAAAAGTCGATCATCGAGCGCGGCAAAACATCGCTTTCCCGAACGGCGCCGTCTTTGCCTTTCCCATAATTCACATCGAGGTCGCTCCTCCCGGTTTTGAGCGTTTGCGCCGCGTCTCGCATGCCCTGGGTGAGGGCTGAGGAAATAGCTTTCGCTTCGGCCTTCAGGCTGAGGCCGCCTTCGCGCGGTGCCTGTTCAGCCACTGACGGGAGTGCCTTGGAAATCACCCCGCCAACCCCTTCCTCTGCCGCACTCGAAGCCATCCGGACCCCGGCGGCGGCCGTGAGTTTAAAGAGCGTGATTGGCCCAGAGAGAAGGAAACCGCGCTGCCATTTGACGAAGGTATCCTTCATCTTTTGCAGCATCGGACGATTCGCTAAGCGGTCTTTAAGGAGCGCTGTTTCGAATTCCTGTTTCGCGCGAGTCGCCGCCGCTTGGAGCCGTTCCGCTTCGGCGTCCATTTCAATTGGCGTGCGTTTTGGGCGCGGTCCGAAATCGGAATTAGCAAGACGCTCCTGGAGTTCGGCGATGCGATTTGTCAGGCGCGACTTCAATGCCCCGAGCCGCCCTTCGTTGAGACGCCCAGGCTGGATGCTATCGCGGATATTCTCTCGTTCCTCTTTCAGTGCTTCGATGCGGGCACGTTTCGCTTCGAGGGCCGCACTTTCCAGTTCCGGCGTTTTCGCGGATGGAAACACCTCGCGGTTTCGGAGCTGCCTTTCGAGCTCCGTGATTTGACGGTCCGCCGTTTTCTCGGCCAGGGCGAGTCGTTGCGCGTCTGTCAGCTCCGGCTTTTGGAAAATCTGATCGAACTGCTCCTTTAGGGCGTCGCGTTGCTTTGTGAGCGCTTCGGCCGCCGCATCGAGCGCCACCGCCGTTTTTGTTTTAACGATACGCGTGCGCGTTTCGATTTGGTGGGTCAGGTCCGCAATCTGATTTGTGAGCCGAGTTTTGATCCCGTCCAGGGCGCTCTTTAATTGCTTCGCTGGGTCCGTGACGTTGAAGCCGCCTTTGCGCTTCATCTCGTTTACTTCCTTAATGAGGCGGCGCTCTTCGTCGCTCGGGGTGCGACGTTCCACGCCGGTTTTCGACGGCGCTTGACCCTTCTGCATGTCCTCCAACTTGGCGACCTGTTGCATTTGGCCCTTGAGGTCGCGAAGCTGAACCTTCACCGCGTCTTGGTCGAGAGGCTTGAAATCGCCGTAACCAGAAATCGCATCCATGACTTGGCGCGGCGTCATCTCTGGAATGATATCTTTAATCACGCCGTGGACTGCATCCACTAAAGCACTACGTTCATTGACGCCACGGCGGACAAAATTCTCCGCGAGCTTGCGAATGAAGGCCGTGAGGTCCTCGGGCGATGCGTCGTCCTCGACTCGCTTTCTGATATTGTCGATTGCCCGGTCGCGCTCTTTATCGAGGTCGAAATCCTTCGCTTTCTCGGCGGGTTCACTTCCCACGTCCTTCTTAATTTGATCGACGGCCTCGTCTGCCGCCGCGTCGCTCTCGGTGTCCGTTCCGCCTTTGGCGTGGAGGTCGAGTTCCTCCTGGGCCTTGACGATTTTCTTGTGGGCCGCCTCAACCTCCGCGCCCTCCGCCTCAGTCAGAGGCGCCCCGCCTTTATTGGCACGCCTTCGCAGCCGCATATTCACGAGCGAAAAATCTTCCCGCGCCATCATCTTTCGGGCAGCGAGTCCACGGCCTGACTCCGCACCGCCAACCTTGTTGGCCTGTTCGAGGTCTTGGAGCTGGTCTTCGAGTTGAGCGATTCGCAAACGGTCCGAGGCAAGAGTTACCTCGCTGCCAATTTCGTGTCCCTCGATCAGCCGCGCGGCGACCTTCTCGTATTGGTTTTTTAGGTCGATCCGTCGATGAAGGAGAATCGCCTGCTCGACGTCCGAAATATTCGAAGGCTTGTCGAGTTGGCTTGCAATAATCTCATTGGCGGCGTCTTCGCCCCGGCTCGCGAAATCGTCGATCCGTTGCATGGCCTGCTCCCAGACCTTACCCCAGCCTCGGCGGGCCGTGTCCATCAAGGGGGGTAGACCCCGGCTCACGCGGTCGGCGTCAATGTCGGCATTCTTAATGCCGGTAACACTTGGCTTGGGCGTCATCTCCTCGCGCGTTGCGGCGCCTAGCCCAACGGGAGTAAATTCGGCGTCTTGTTCGGCGAGGATTTCCTTTTCGCGCGGTTCGAAACCACGGACTTGCTCGTCTGTGAAATTGCCCTCCGGATGGTCTTCGTGAGGGATAGGCAAATCGGGATGCTCCTTCTGCCAGTCCTCTAGGAGACGAGACTCAGAAATACGCTGTTCACCCGGAGTGTAGCGCGTCACGTCGACTCTGCGGGCTACACCATATTCCTTGGGCCAAATGGCGTACTTGAAAGATGGCGGCGCCATGACGTCCGGCGACGACGTATCCGGCAGGGCCGTGCCGGGGTCGAAATTGAACTCCGATTGCTTTTCCTCGGGCTGTTTCGGGCCGATGAGCTCCTCAAAGTTTTTATGCGCATCCGTCGCAACCTCCTCGACGGTTTTACCCGAGGTTTCAGCGAGCGCTTTCACGGCCTCGGTGGGTCGCATTCCCGCCACGTCAGCGGGCTTTAATCCTCGATAGGCTCCAACCCCCGCGAGTCCGGCCATCGCTGCGTTTAGGGTGATTTCCACTCCGGCCTGGATTTTTTCCTGGGCGTCAACGTCCGGGTTGGTCCATTTGGCATAGGCGCCCGGCAAACTGCTCGCCAGCCCGCTCGCCATGTCCGAGGCGAAAACCCCAGCAACCGCGCCCTCAACCTGTTTAAGGAGTGGGGCCGATTCACCGCCCAACTTAGTCGCGCCAATAAAATCCGGAGCGACGGCCGCGAGGCCTGATTTGGCGCCCGCGATCGCCTCGGCACCCGCACCAATCGCAGCCGTGCCCAGGCCTGCCGGCGAAGAAAGCGCGTTGAGCGTATGCGCAATGGGGGTGTAGAGCGCCTTCGCGATCTTAAGCGACGTCGGGTCATCTTTTTCTTTTGGCGCAAGGAGTACCTCGGCGAGTGGGTTTCCTTTTTCGCGGACCGCCTCGCCATCGTTCACCGCCAAAGCCCACGGGCTCTTATTGGTCATCACGCCGCCGAGAAAACCCTTCTTCTCAATTTCGCTTCCGCCGGTCTCCTCGGCGTGACGCGCGATTTGTGGAAACTGTTTTTCGAGACGCTGTCTTTCGGCCCCCGCGACCAATTGCTCTTCTTCGGTTTTGCCGATAAGGGGTGAAAGCGCTTTACGAATTGCGCGCAGCCCCGCCCCCATCGGGTTAAGCGGGTCGTCCTCCGATGGAGCGGAACGGATAACCGTATCCGGAACGTCCTCTTTAAGCGGCGCGGCCGTCTTAGGGTCGAAGGCCTGAGCCTGGGACGTATCTGGTTTTGCGGTCGAAGGATCGAAGCCTGCCACCTGAGGCTCGGCCTCCAACGTGGCGGTTGAGGCGTCGAAAGGCATCAGGGAATCGGGTAATACTTCCCGTCTTTGTGATAGGCGCGGTTGCCCTTGGCGTCCGTGTAAACGGGATAGTCTTTGCCTTCGATCTTCACGGTTTTCGTGTTCGCGGGCGCGGCTGGAGGACTCGGCGCGGGAATCGGGTCAGAGCTAAACGCCGCTTTGATTTTCTTCACGCCGCCAAGCACATCTTCGAGTATGGTGGTTTTTTTCTCTTCGGGCTTGTCGCGCGTGGGATACGTGTCGGGAAGTTCGGCCTTGAAAGCGAGGGCTCGGTTGCGGGCTTCGAAGGCATCAGCCCGAGGGATATTCCCTTCAGCCGTCGCCTTTTCGACCTCATTTTGATTCGCCTCGAACTCTGCCAGGTGGGGCGCCCACTGAGCACTTTTGCGCAATCGGGCCTTGAGTAGCGCAAGAACCTCGGGGTCCCCATTTGGGTTACGAGTCTCCTCGGCAATGCGGTCCACGAGCTGGATGTCGGCACTGGGCTTTCCACCTCTTCCGCCCTTCAACCCATTAACTAAAGCGTTGGCGTCATCGGTGCGTCCCTGGTCGCGGAGGGATTGAACTAAACGCATGTCCTTCTCGTTTTTGCTCTCACCCTTGCCGTAAGCGGCGTTGGTCTTGCGGGCTTCGTCACCCTTGGTAATCGTGAGGGCTGTCTCGTCCTCGAAGCGCTGTTGTTCCCGGGCGAGGGCGGCGCGATTCTGGGTATCTAAAATCCCGTAATGGGTCTGCTGAAGTCCCTTGTTTTGGATTGTATCCATGAACGCCTTACCTTCAGGGAAAAGTTCGAAATAGGAATACTTCTGCGCGACATCTGAAAGCGCATTGGCCTGCTGTTCGTAGGTCGGGAGCTGCATGGCCTTCTGGTATTCGGCTCCGGCGTCTTTTGAGGCTTGCCCGAACTGCGCACGCAACTGTTGTACTTGGCGCGCGTTGTAGAGTGTGCCCTGTGCGACTGCTAAATCCGCCTGCGCCTTCGCCTCCATCACGGGGCGGCCCACTTCGTAAATCTCCTTTGCGCGTTGGGCTTGCTCGGCGCTCTCGCGCATTTGCTGACCATGCGCCATCAAGGACTGCATTTGACTCGCCCCGGAGAAAGCGGCGTCGACAATGCCGCCAGGAGGAAGATAGGGAGTAAACTGTGCTTCGGCCATGGCGTTTTAAGGTCCCGTGAACATCGAGGAATTAAAGGACGGCTGATTAGCGCTAGAGAGGCTGAAGCTATTGTTTAACGCCTGCTGCTGGGTCTGTTGGTTGGCGTTGTAGTTTTGCCCGTAGGTCGCTGCCGCTCCCGCAAGTTTCGATATCCCGGCCCAACTGCTATCCGTTGCGTACTGACTCGCAGCATTCTGCGCGTTGATCCCGGCCTGATTGGCACTCATGTTCGTAGCACTAGCCCCGAGGGCTTGCCCGGGAGTCGAGTAAAACGAAAGGGGCGAAAGGGGGCTCACTTTTCCCAGGCCCGCGAGCGTGCCTAAGATGGACTGGGTATTGGCAATATTCTGCTGACCGTAGGCCAACTCGTTTACGCCGAAGTCACGGAGAAGAGAGAAGTCTTGGGCTTGCCCGCGCACGCCGGTAGAAATTCCGCGCTCCGCCGCGAGACGGGTGAGATTATCGGCAACGCCCTGGGGTAACGCGTAGGGGTCGGCTGAAGCGTTTTGCGCCAAGGTGGAGAGATTGCCCTGGATTTTGCTGTATCCAGGAATGGCTTTTTCGAGGAGGGAAAGGTTTTCCTTTTCGTTAAACTTATTGGCGGAGTGAATGAGGGCCTCGATGTCCGGCTCAGCTTGGATATTGCCCACGGCGGAGTCCTTTGTGACTTGGGCTATATCGAGGCCAGGAGCTTGCTTTCCGGCTGCCGCTTTCGCATTCTGGCCGGATTGATAAGTGCCATACGCGGACGCCCCGGCGGCGACTACTGCCGCGGCGGCGGCCCAGATTTCGCTCATGGTTGTGGCCCTCCCAAGAGAACGGCTTTGATGTTGCGGTATTCACAAGTGAGCTCTTCGCCCACACCGATAAATTTAGTCGTGAGAAAATCCATCTTCCCAGGCTCTGTCATGACCGGGACGGAGTTGGGGTTTGCGTCGTGATTCATAAAGCGGCCGAGCTCCGTCCAGTGTCCCAGAATTCGGCCCGTGCCGACGTTGGTCCCCTCCTCCAGATTAACTTTGGCGAATACACCCACGCCCTCGATCGGCGACGGCTTAATTTCTAAGAGGAGTTCACTAGCGGGAAACCATTTATCGAAATGAACGACGGCCTTCGCGTGCTCCAGCGCCTCGGGCGTCAGGCGCTCCTCTTCGAGAAATTTATCAAAGTCGGTCATTAGTAGAGGCCCCCTTGAGAGTTTACTTTAAAGTAGTGCGCGGCCCAGACGAGGCGGTCTTCGCCTCGTTCGCCCTCACCAAACCCACTCAAAGGCCAACGTGAGTGAAATAAAGGGGCCTGAAACAGTAGTGCACGATTGAATACCGCTCTCACGTAATCGAGTTGCTCCCATTTGTCCGGGTCGCCGGTCACCATGTCTTCCTTGAGCTCCTCGAAAATACCCTTCGCCTTTTGCTCTTCGAAAGGCGGCATGAACGTGAGTCCGGTGTGCCGGTGGCGCCAAAACGCGGTGCCGGTATTTTCGGCGTGTTTGGAAAGGTACGCGATGCACGTGTGATTTCCGCTGTGGCGGTCAGAGTGGATATAGGCTTTTTCGGTTTCCTTATTCGTATTGCGAAAGAACATCGCGTTGGGGAAGACGGCCCCGCCAACCGCGCCGGCCAGGGCGTGGAGCATCAAAGCATGCGAACCCCAAAAAGACATTCCTTGATAAACTGAACTTCCGACGAGTCCTTTATTCGGCGCCCAAGTACCAAAGCCCGAGTCCAGCGCGGACTGGCGAACGTCGTTTATCCGCTCGCAAAACTCATCGACGACATGGAAGGAAGGAAGCATCAGTATACAAATCCTGCCAACCACAGCGTTCCGCTCGCCCCCGAGGCCGTGGAGGAAGAGCAATAGTAGACATTATTCGTCGGCAGTGGCACGACGCCCGAATTCTGCGCAGCGGCGCTCGTCCGCGAGTCGTCGCGAGTTCCTTGGGCAACCGCCTTGAGGAGCGAGTTGGACGACGTCGAAACGGTGTTGTCTTGGCTCACGCGCAAGGTGACGTTAAAGTTTGCTGGTCCCCCAAAGCCCTGGTCTGGGAAGGCCGTCTCGACTGAGAGATAGGCGCCCTTGACCGTCGTGAGACCCGCGGCCGTGATAAAGTCCGTCAGGTCGATGGCCGTCCAAGCAGCGACCGAGCCACTGATGACGGCTAGCTGCTGATAGGAGTCGAAAAAGAAGCTCCGATCATAGGCCTGGGGCGCAATCGAGGCCGGGAAACTCGGGTCCCAGGCTGATTCACTTTCGCTCCACACGTAAAGGCCGGTGCCGATGACCTGAAACATTTGCCCGTCTTGGGGCGCGGTAATGAGGTCCCGCTCGGCAATCGTGCCCACCGTGGCTTTCGCCGGAAGAACCACCCAGGCCGTCCCATTCCACGTATACCACCCTAAAGGGGTCCCGCTCCCATCGGTCTTAAACCACGCTTTGTCTCGGTCCTCGGGCTCTGGCTCCACGCTTCCATAGTTGACACCGTTGAAGTCCTCCAGCCCCGTGATCTCCATGTACTGGGCGATCAAATCCAGGAAATCCTGGACCGTCCCCGGAAATTCCGTTCCAAACGGAACGGATAGGGCCTGCAAATTAACGTTCAGCGCCATAAAGGTATACCTTTGGCAATATCTAAAGGGTATACCCTTGAGCAACTCTAATGTGTATGGGCGAAGGTGGTGTCCGGCCCCAATGCCCGCGTTTTGCCGCAATCAAAGTCCGGGCGAGAGACAAGCGTCAGGTGGTTCGATTTAATCGCGTCTGCGAGCATCAAATCGTGGTGCGACCAGTAGGCGCCGCTACTACAGAAGGCCAGACTCAGCATAAGTCGCTCGTCCACGATGCGCCGTGCCATGGCGTAAGTGAAGCCCAGGGCGCCCCCGTGCGGGACATACCATTTACCCTTTGGCCCCAGGTCGTGAGCGTAGACGGCGCTAAAGACCGCCTCACCATCCGGTAGCTTGGTCGCGGCCTTCACGATGGCCGTGTCCGGGTCGACCTTGATATAATGCTCGGTCGGATACGCGCGGAGCGCCTGGTCCAGATAACGATGGGTCCAGAAGCCACCCCATTTAGGCGTTTTGCGGTGATTGAACCGCTTGTGGAAATCGTCGCCCAGGCCCGGGTACTCGTGGGCACCGTCTTCCAAGACGATGATTTTATCTAAAGGATAATGCGTGCGCAGTCCGTCCAAGAGGGCCACCACTTGCGCCTCGGGCTCGTTGTAGACGTTGACGATAAAGCAAATCATAAAACTAGCCAGCGGGAGGCGAGGGAGGCGGTAGGCTCGCCATGAAAATATTCAGCCGAGTCGTTGCGGCGTCCGCGGTCACGTCGCCAATCGTGAGGGTGCCCATGTTGTCGGCCCAGCTTATGAAGGTAAAAGGAGGCGAGTGAATGAGGGCGATGAACTCGTAGTCTTCAATCGCCGCGTCGATGTCGCCAATGTTCGAAACCCCGATGACGCCGTTACTGGTCTCGATAACAGGCTGGGTAGGCAGTTCGCGGAGCGGGTCGCCGCCGTTGCCGGTTAAATAAAGAAGAGTGAAGAAGATTTCCCGCGCCACCCCGGGCGCCGAATAGCCCTTAATGATCGCTGAGTAATCGAGAATGTCTCCGGGGGTGAAGTCTGACTCCTCCCAAACATGGAGAAGGGTGCGGCTCGTTCCGCCCGTGGAAACCCAAAGGGCAACCCCGCGAAAAACCTGCTGGTGGCCCGCGTCCGGGTCATAGCTATAGCCGCCACTGGCCGCTGGGATCATTTCCCAAAGGTCGAGAATCCCCGTGGTATCCAAAAGGAAAAGTGACGGCGGCGGCGGACATAGCGACGGCTCCAGTTTATACTGGATTTCGTTTCCAGTAATGTCGTTTTGGATACACTCCGAAAATGTCTCGTCGCGGTCGGCAAATTGCTCCTCATCGAGCATCGAGGCGTAGACGACCGTGCGGAAAATCTTTCCTTTGCCGCGGAGGACAATCCGAACCTGAAATTCAAAGCCCACATGGAGGGCGCGCTCGGTGATTTCGTTCATCGCCGCGGGAATGGAAAACGTTTTGGTCTGCGGGCGCTCCTGATTAAGGAGGTTCTTCCAGGCGTGGGGCGCCCGCAGACCAAAACGTTTTC